AGCAGTGGTATCAACGCAGAGTACTCCGGAGTCGCCGAAGAGAGTCAGGCCTCCATAGGCGGCGCCGCGGCCGATCGTTCCAATCCGGCCAAGGGTTAGGCAGCTGAGGCCACTCTCCAGCAGCGAGCCGATGTGAATCCAGGAGTCCGTCTGAGCCTTGTCGCTCAGCGGTTCCGTCAACTCCAGCATGAAACTCTGCGCTGTGATGGTGATGATCTCGTTGCCTTCCATCTCCGTCACAGTCCCGCAGAAGATGGGGAACAGCTTGTCGGGGTTGTTCGAATAGCCAACCCGCAGTTGGATCTTGGTGCCGGTCTGCAGTGGGAAATACTGCAGCGGAATGCGACGGTTCTTCATGTTGCCGCCGCGCGGGCCTTCGGTCATGTCCGGGCCCATCAGCTGATAGGGCGTGCCTCCGATGCCTTCCTTTCCGGCAGTGATCTTGGTGTTGGTGTCGCTAGGAACAGCGACTGCTGCGGATCCGGAGACCTCGGTGGCAAAGCGGTCGCGGTAGGACGCCCACTTGCCAGCGGTCGAAGCATCGTAGATCTTGTGGTTGAGCAGGTAGGCCAGGTTGGTGATCTTGATCTGCAGTGTAGCCGGGCGATTCCACGGCCGCTGCATCTCGAAGTCGAGCACCGAGGCATAGCTGAAGAAGTCGTCGAATGCGTAATAGACGTTGTTGTTCTCGTCCTCCAGGAACATCAGCTTGAAGGTCGGGAACGCCTCGGCCATGTTGTAGCCGGGGATGTTGCACATCCGCATGACCGTATCCGCATTGCCGGGGATCGACTTGAGGCCTGCCGGCAGGTTGATCTGTCCTGCCTGATCTACGGGGAGGTTTGTCGGAGTCAGAGATGTCGTCGAGGAGATTGGGGCCACTGAATTCGGCAGCTGCTGGCTGTTGTCATTGCTGTTGGTCTGCGCCCGCCGCCGATGCCGTCGACCTCATCACATCCAGCAGGGCGCCTTTCGCAAGTGTCTTGTACTGTTCGTTGTTGTTGACAAAGTACATGCCGGGGTTGAAGTCTTCGCCGTTCAACAGGATGGTGTTCAAACCCATATCCCGGTAGGCGCCGTGGTCGTTGGATCCTGGTGACGCCAGCGACGGGTCCCCGGAGGGCACTGCGCCCTTGACCTTGGCGGCCAGGGCTGGGCTGTTCATCACCTGGTTGAGAGCGGTGCGCAGTCCGGTGTCGCTCGCGGCAAAGTACGCGAACAGCCGCTGATACGCATCCTGGACCATCGTCCGGCGGGTGTTGCCCTGGAAGGTTGAGTCGACGTGTTGAATACTGCCGCCCAGATTAACCGGCTTGTAGACCTTCCAGGCCACGCTCTTGATCATCAGGTAGTCGGCCATCGTCCAGGTCTGAGCATCGCCAGTCTGCTGGAGTTGCTTCACCCGGGCGAGTGCGACCGGATACTTCGACCAGTCCACTCCCGTCTGGTAGGTGATCTGGGCGGCGTCGACCTGGCTGATGGTGAAAGTGGGTGCACCTGCCATGTACGTGAACAGAGTCGACGACGGCTGAGCCGCGACTTCCATCAGGCGCGCGATCATCGCATTTTCATCTGCGTTATCTGCCTGGGTGCGGTAGTTCAAGATGGGCTTCAACGGTCCCTGGACATCGGAAGGTGCCTGCTGAATGGTATTGTCGGTCAGCACCAGGTCCTTCAACCCCTGGTTGTAGGCCTGGGAGATGCCGTTCAACTTGTAGGGCTCGATCTCTTCGAAGCGGTTCTCGTACTGGCTGGCCGTCAGCTGCGCCGTGACCAGGTCCGAGGACTCGGGCAATGTCTCGGTAGTGACCTGGTCAAGCATGAGGCCGTAGATGCCGAGCATGTTCAGGACCTGGTTCTCAACGTAGACTGCCTGCATCCGATGCAGGGAATTGGGCGTGCGCAGTTGCGTGCGCAGACGCAGGTGCTGTTGTTCCATGAAGTGAGCCATGGAGGATAGCGACCTGAGGCCTTCGTGCACAGGTTCCTGGGTTTCGTCGGCGCGCTCGCCCTTGGACATGAACGAGATCTGCACCAGCGAACTGCAGGGGCCAAGATGCTGATAGGTCGGATACTGATAACCGGACAGAGGGATCTGCGCCAGATTGTTCACCAGCAGAACCGAGAACTGGGTGGGCCAGATGCCGCCGGTGACATCCGCCGTAGACGAATCGAGCGGAGCCATCCTCACTTCGGCTTCCTTGTAGAAGAAGCAGATCCCGACGCCCGCGGTGTCCGACCGATGATCAAGACTCCAACCGTCGGCCGCCATCTCGGTAGCCTGGGCCTGGAACGCCTGTTCGGTCGCGGAGTCCGTCGCTGTCATTGGATTGCTGGTGGAAGTGGCGGGCGATGTGGCGCTGTTGGTCGCAGCGGCCGGTGCCACTTGTGCGGTCTGTGGCCGCTGGGAGCCTGGCTGAGGTGCTGTCTGCCCGGTGAATCCGAACTTCATCTGTGCATTGCGCAGGATGGTTGAAACGTACCGCTGCACAGCAGGATCCGGAGGAATTCCACCGGTCACCAGCTTGTTCGGATTGATCACGTGCCCGTTGCTCTTGTCGGTCAAGGCCTTGCCGTCCCGATAAGCAACGATGGTGCCGGATCCCTGGTTGAAACCAGCAACGGCAAGCTCCCAGGTGCCCAGTTTCTTGAACAGATCGGCCAGGTACTGGCAGCCACCTTGGGCGCTCTGCTGTGCATTGAAGCCGTCCGCCACGTTGAGGGACTGGCGCGTGCCTGCCAGCAACTGAAAGAGACCCTGTGCTGTCGATCCTGCATTGTGAGCAGTTGGGTTTCCAGCGCTTTCGGTGAGACAGACTGCACAGGCAATAGCCGGATCACAGTACCCTTTGACCGTAAGTGCCGTCTTCCGAATCAGAGCTTCGATATCCGGAGGCAGAGTTCCCTTGCTCGCTTTGCCGGCCGCGGCAGATGTCGCTGACGCTGGAGTGTAGGTGCTGGGCAGCACTGTCGTGCCCACCTGGGCGCCGCCAGGCATGACCATGGTTCCAAAGTCCGGCAGTTGACCGGTTGGAACCGGGTTGTAGATCCGGTACTTCAGGGCCATCTCGCCTGGATCCTGTGCCATCCACAGCGGTGCGATCGGGTCGCCGTCCCGCGCGGAGACGTGGTCCATATTGTTCGCGCGCCACATGGCGATGTAGTTCTTGAACTTGGTGCATTGATCGGCGCTGACTGGCTGTCCTTCGTCGCCCACATAGTCGAAGGCCACAGAGTAGGGACCGAAGTTGAAGTAGGTCATCGTCAACGTGACCAGAAGGGTGTCCACGATATCGGGATGGGAATCAACGCGTAGCTGCCGCAACGCCATCCCCAGCCGGTGGGGATAAGCCATCAGCGGATCGTGAGGGGCCAGGACCTGGCGCAGGTGAGGTGACTCGACTTCGACAAAGGGAGCTGCCTTGAACATGGCGGCGACGTTCTGCAGATCATTCCACTGCTGGTACTTGGCTTCGGGTGTGGCGCCGCCCATCATGGCGGCCCAGCTCACGGTTACGTCCCAGCGAGCCTGACCGGTCTTGCGGAACATCTCGTTCATGCCGCGCAGAGTGGCCAGCTTGTCGTTGTTGACGACGCGCGAGGTCACGATGTTCTGAGGCGGGATCTGCAGCGTGACAAAGCCGATCCGGAAGTAGCCGGCAGACGAAGGGCCCGAGTTGCTGGTGGAGAAGGTAACACTCATGGTTTAGCTTTCGTTCATCGCCTCGCGGACCTTGTCCCCGGGTGCGGAGACTGTCCAGTCGAGTGGTGTCGCGGTAATTGATCGTGGTGCTGGAGTTCCCATCGCCGGAGGCAAGTCTTGCGGCAAGACGGGCAGCTTCGGCCGCTCGACTACGGTCGTCGGCCTTCATGTGGACTTCGAGCTGGGTCGCACGACCCATGGGGGCAACGACGGAAGTGCGTACACCCTGCCGAGCTGACCTCACCATACGCGGTGGGTTGGCAGGTGCCATCGCCCCAGGCTCAGGTTCTCCTGGAATGCGATCTTCGACTCCGATCCGTTCTTCCGGACGCTGGGCATTACCCGATGGAGGAGCCAAAGCCTGTCCCTCGCGCGGGCTGTGCAGAGACCCCAACAGCAGGCCTCCTGCAGCCGCGGCTGCCATGCCGATGCCCAGGACCTTACTGACGCCAGCTCCCCGAGCGGTCCGCATGACTTCTTCCGCAGACTGCCCGGCCGCATCGACCAACCCGGCGGCCGCCCGCCGTGCCTTCCCGGCAAACTGCGCCACCTTGTTGGCTTCGTTCTCAGCTCCCAGAACCGCAGCACTCAAATTGCTTGCGCTGCCTCGGTTGGCTGCCGCCTGGATCAGGGGAAGCATATCGTCGGTCATCCGGCCGGTGACGTTGCCGTAGAACTTCTCGGCATCAGCGGCGGACATGGTCCATAGCTTATGGGCATCTGCCTGTCGCGGGTCGAAGCTAGAGTGGACCCGTCCGAAGAGATCAGCCTTGTGCTCGAGCAAGCGCGCGTAGGGATTGATTTGACTGCCAGCTTCCAGCTCTGCCTGGGTGGCAATGCCCATTCCAACGTGTTCATCGTTGATGTCGACATCCTTGCCGAACTTCTCAGCGCCTTCCATGAGGGCCTTCATAAAGCCCTGTTGGCCATTGGCAGACCGATCTGCAAGGGAACCACGCAGCTTGTTGTTCCAGGCCATAAGCTGGGTGTAGTCCCCGACCGCGTCCCCCTTCTTCAACTTCTGGGCGGCAATCGAGGATTGCTTGACGATATCGAACAGGGTCTGGTGGGCAAGTAGACGCTCGGCAGGCATGCGGATCGAATTGCTGTGCGCGATCGTGGTCTCCATCAGCTCAAAGGTGTTCGACAGCATGCCGACGTCGGCGCCGGCGGTGCGAGCCATCAGGGCGCGGCGGACATCAACTCCTGCGAAGGTGGCAAACCCGTTGCGCCGCCGGGCGCCTTCACCTGCTTCGGCGAACCAGTCCTTGAAGGGAACGGGCCCCTCATCACCATTGAAGATTCGGTTGAACTTGACCTGACTGCTTTGCAGGCTCTGAGATCCGTGAACTTCATTCTTCATGAAGTTGGCGAAACCTTCTTTGGTGAAGTGGTCCCCGTTGATCAGATGGGCTGACATACGATCGCCGTCGGTGTCGCCCTTATCGATCAACTGCAGCAGAGGATCCACTCCAATGTCCCAGGTGTTGTCCAGCCGCGGGTCGTACTTCATCACGGTGATGGCCGGAGCGTTGATCGGGTGACGCAAGAGCAGAGATGCTCGGCTACCACCGCGGCGCAGAGCGGCTGCATCGTCGGCGGCCATCAGATCCAGATAACGGTTGCCCACTCCGATCTCGTAGGGGTTTACGGAACCATCCGCGTAGCGCAGAGACGAAGCGCGCGAGGCGGCGCGCCCTTCCATGCCCAGAGGGTCAACGGACGACGGGCGCCACACACTCTCCTTGCCCATCCCCACCTTCTGTTTCACGGTGTCGGTGTAAGTCTTGAGTTTCGCTTCGAAGGGTTCCTTGTCGCCGCCGGCAGCCTGCAGCACATCTTTGAACTGGCCCTCCCACGTGTTGGCCGAGTAACCGTCGGTGCCGTATGCGTTTGCTCCGCCTCCAAAGGCTTCTCGCCCCAGGGCAGGGATGTAATAGTCCTTGCCTTCCACATTGGCCAGGACGGAGTAGTTCTTCTGGGCAAGCGGATTCTTTGGGTCGAAGATCGTACCCGAGCGCCCAGCGGCGGTGCCCAGGCGCAGGTCGGAACCTCCCATTGCATCAGCGAGCGAAACGGTGGTATCACCAAACTGACCGGAGAAGTCCTGGCCGTCCTTCTCGATGTGCTTGAGGAAGTCCTGGGTCATACTCGGGAGTCCGTCGGTCTGCAGGCGGTCGTTGATCTCTTTGGCAACCTCGTGGTAGCCCATAATGTTCAACTGCTGCAGTGCGTCGCGCGTGATCCGAACCTCACCGGCGTGGTTCAGGGCCATGTGATCGGATACGCTGAGAGATTCGGGCATGCCGAAGCGGGTCTTGTAGTCGGTATAAGACCCGTTGGAGTTCTTCATGGACCAGTCAATGTAGCCGCGCATGGATGCGTCCAGCTTGATTTGCTCGGCCTTGATGGCCGCGCCGGTCTGTTCCATCAAGCCGTGCATAATCTCGGCCACAGCGGTGTAGTTCGCAGGAGCATGCTCCATGCTCAGGAACTTCGACGAGTCGCTGAGCAGTCCGCCGTTCTCAAACGAATAGCCGTAGGGCGACAGCTGCTTGAGGCCGGCATTGAGAAAGTCGGGCAGCTCACCGTTTGCCTGCTGGACATCGCCCAGCGTGGCGCCCAGCATGTTCTCCATGATGGAGAGGGGGTTCTTGGCCTTGGCCGAGTTGGAACCCTCCAGGGTGAAGGCGGCTACTCGCTCATCGACCACACCACCGCTGCCGGTCGCCTGATGCCACGCATTCGTACCGCGGCGCACGCGGTCCAGGGTCAGGTCGTTGAGCCCGAGCACAGTCGTCTGCTTGGTGTAGCCGTGCGTCTTCAGGCCTTGGCTGCCCAGGTTCTCTTCGATCTGGAAGGTCATTGACCCGTCTTCGTTGAAGGTGCTCGAGTGCGAGACGATCTTGTTGCGCTCCCCGTTGGGGAACACGGCGTTGCCGTACTCGAAGCCCAGTGGCGTGCCTTCGGGAATGGTCTCCCCGTTCAGCATGCCTTCGGTGAGCAGGCTCTCGTGCAGGCGCACCGAGCGGGTCTGGGTGAAGCCAGCGCCGATGCTGTTGCCCATGATTCTGGATCCATCTCCCAGATAGGAGAGCGATCGCATGGCCTCGTAGTTCTTGGGATTGGCCAGGAATGGCAGGAACTTGGTGTACATGGCCTCGGCTGCTTCCATACCAACACCCGCATCTCCTGCCATGAAGGTGATCATGCGTTCCCGAGCGCCAATCTTGCTCAAGGCGACATCGACAGACAGTTGTCGTGCCTCTTCTTCCAGGGCGGAGCTGCCTCCGAAACCGGCAGCTTCCATATAACCGAACTGCTGGTTGACGTCGTTCTCGATCGCCTTCCATTCCGGCATCTCGCTGAAGAAGGCATGCTGGCTGCCCGACACCTGGTAGGTCCGCATCGCAAACTCAGGAAGATCCACGGCGTTGGTGGCGGAGAAGCCTTCATGGCCGGGAGCTACCCAGGCGGAGACGCCCTTGTTGACGGCCTTGCCGCGCAGACTCTCCGCCTCACGCGAGTGCACGCCCTGGGGCTCGATCAACCGCAGTGAGCGATCTTCATAGATGTCCAGACCCGTACCGCCTGACATCCGGACCAGGCCATCCGGCCCCTCGGTCTGATGTTTGATCGCGGCCATCATCTCTTCCGGACGAAGATCGGCAAATCCCTTTGCGCCTCGTTCGGTGGGAAATGAGTTCGGCAGATTGCCCATGACACCCTGCTTGCCAAAGAAGAACTTCTGGTTGCGCAATGCACCTGCATCGCCCTGAATGTTGAACTGAGCGCGCGCCAGCTCCTCGGCCACACTCGGCATGGCGGCGGGGCCGCTCTGCAGCCCGCGCAGGGCATAGACCTGGGAGGAGAGCCGGTCGTTGTGGGTGATGAAGAAGCGGGAGGCCCCGTGCCGGTCGAACCGGCTGCCCAGGCGCACGCCGCCGTCCGCATCAGCAAAAGGAATCGACAGCTCGCCCCGAACCATCAGGCCCTGGATGCGGTTGACTGCCTGGTTGCGATCAGGCAGAACCTGCAGTTCGAAGTCAGATCGTTTCCAGCCCGCACCCTGAGTGCCGAGCAGGGTCTCGATCTCGCTCATCTCATCCTGGAACGGCGAGTTCTTGAGCATCGCCATGCCCTGATCTGTATCCAGGCTGTAAGAGTGCACGTACTCGGCATTCGCATCGACCAGGGTGTCGATTGAGGGAATGGTGGCGCCGGATGTAGTTGCCTTGCGGGCTTCCTGCATTCGGTAGTTGACCTGTTTCAGCCAGTCCGGGTTCTTGGAGTAGGCGTCGAACAGGTCGTCGATCTCATTGAGCGACATCTTTGGTGCAACCGCCGTCAGGTCGTTCCAGGCAGCTTTCTCGCCGGCGCTTTCCTGGCTCAGCGTCGCGCGGTACAGCGCGTTCTCGAGCATGCGGTGCTTGGTGGGATCTTTGTACAGTTCGGAGAAGGTGCGGGATGCCGACAGGAACTGCCGGTCGATCTCGTCGGGACTGATCACGCTGGCGGCAATGTCACCGTGATAGCGCAGCAAACCTCGGTTGTAATCCGCGGAGGAGATGCGTCCGCCTTCGAAGGCCTGGCGCAGTTCGGATAGGTTCATTGCGCCGCTCTCGGCGTTGTAGACCCCGCTCTGAAAGCCGTAGTCGGTAGGAACCTGCTTGACCACGTCGATGAGGCGTTTACCTTCGCGCTGCAGCGTCGGGAACAGCCGCGGCGCTACCATGGCGCCGGCGGCGATCAAGGGAGTGGTCATCGCAGCCGTCTGGAAGTAACCGCGCTCGTCATTCTTCAGGAACAACGGAGCTGCCAGCATGGCAATGCCCGCTCCCATACCCACCCTGGAGTGCAGCAGGCTGAGATTCGCCCATGCACGCACGCCGTCAACACCCTCATTGAGGGAGTTGAGGGCGGTTCGGGTCATCGATGGGAGGGGATTTGGCATGGGAGGGAGAGGGGTGGGCGGACGCTTCCGAGCGAGGTGGGGAGCACAGGTGAGGACGGCAGGGTGCTATCGCGGAAGTCCAGGTGAGTTACTCGTCCGCCCGGTGGGAGCCTTGGTGGCTAGAACAGCATCGCTGTTCCGCCGCATCTATCAAAGGTCTAGTCGATGATCCTGCTGAACTCGGCCCATTGCGGGTCCGAGAGCTGGCCGATTTCGTCACCGTTGTATTTCTCGTAGATGAAGCGAATGCCGGTGTAATCGATCACCACCAGGTCGCCGTGTTCCACCTGGCCGCTGCGCATCAGAGCCGCCAGCTTGTCGGTAATGACCCGGCGGAGGACACGCTTCAGGGGACGGGCTCCAAACTTGATGTCAAAGCCGCGGCGGACCAGCTCCTGGCGGGCATCGTCCTGGATCTTGAACACGTACTGCGGACCGGGTTGCTTCGAGATCAGAAGCCTGCGGCGGATCTGGCACACCTGCATGTCGAAGATCAGGTCGATGGTCTCTTTGGACAGCGCCTCGAAGATCATGGTTTCGTCGATGCGGTTCAGGAACTTGAACTTGAAATGCTCCTGCACTGCCTTGCGGATCGATGCTTCGTTCTGGTGGTTATGGGCGGCGACCTGGTCGGCCGTAAAGCCAAGCAGGCTGGACTTCGTGGAGGTCCCCAGGTTCGAGGTCATGACAAACAGGGTGTTGCGGAAGTTGACCAGCTTGCCGCTGACCATGCCTTCGCCGTCATTGAATACGGCCAGCAGGTAGTCATAGAGGGCGCTATGAGCTTCCTCGATCTCGTCCAGCAGGACGACGCTGAGCTTCATCTTCGCCGTGTGATGGCGGTCCAGATTCTCCTGGGTCAAATACGTCTCGATCGACTTGTCCTTGAAACCGATGTAGCCCGGAGGCGCTCCGACAATCCGCTGGGTCTGTTGGGACTCCTTGAAGTCCGCGCAGTTCATCCGAACATGCGCCTTGGGGTTGTCGTAGAGTATCTCGCACAGAGCTTCGATCAGACTGGTCTTGCCGGTCCCGGACGGGCCCAGGGCAAGCACCACGCCCACAGGAGCATTAGGGTCGTTGTAGCCGGCAAAGTAGGTTTCGAGCAAGCCCACCAACTGTGAAATGGCCGGATCTTGACCAGCCACCCTTTCTTTCAGGCGACGTTCAATCTCGCGGATATCAACGCTGTGCAGCTCGGGGTCAAGGGTGATGCTGTGCGGTTGCATTACGTCTCCTGCGCATACTTGTCGGGGTTGCGGCGAATGTCTCTCACCAGTGCGTCGCTCTCGTCGACAGATACATCCACTCGAATGCTCGCGCGATTCGTGTGGCTTGCGTGTACCGCAGTTCGAACATCCGATCTTGCGTCGTGTGAGGCTGTCATCAGCTGTTCGACCGCCCGCCGCAACTGTTCTGGGGAACGATCGTCACCACTGGTGAGTTCGCGGACAGCGCCATCCACATACGGCTTGCGCCACAGCATGGCTGCCCGGTCATCGAAGATGTTGAAGTCATGGGAGTCGTACCCTTCCTGTTGAATCAGTTTCAGCTTGACGTCCTCATAATCCAAAGCTTCGTCGTATGCAGCTGATCCTTGTTCGGGAAGAGCAAACCCGGTGCGGGAGAAGAAGTCGGCGATCTCCTTGGATCGCAACCAATTGCCGTAGTCCAGACTGGTGTCGGTTTTCTTGTAGTCCTCGACGTTGGCCTGGGTGTAGAGCCGGCCGCCTTCGCCGATCGGGCCAGGGTCTTCGCCGTTGGCTACCTGAATGCGAGCTTCCTGAGCGACCCACTGCGCGGAAAGGGCGCGCTGCATCTCGGTCGAAGCCACTTCGAGAATCGAGGCCCGCTTCTCGGGATCCGTCTCGTTGAGGAACTGGCGGAAGTAATGGGATTCGCGGGCGGGAAGGGTAGAAGCTACAAACGTCGACGCGGCAAACAGGTTGGCCCCGACAGAAGTCCTCTGCTTCTTATTAGTATAGGTCCCCGAGGTCTCCGCATTGAGTCCGCGGAGATATTGCATGGTGTCGCCCAGGGTGTTCAGATCCCGCCGAACCTGTACATCCTCAGGAATGAGAGCTTTACCGCTCATCCGCTGCCAGGCGCCTCGTGCGTAAGGCATGAGGAAGTCATGGATGGGCCGTTCCCACCGCCGCATGCGGGTGCCAACAACCTCGTTGGTCATGTACTGGGCGAGTGGCGTGCGCTCCTGCCAGGCCTTGGTGTGGCCTGGTGTGGGGATGTAGCGCATCGGGTTGAGCCGGCCGGAGTCGCCCTGGAAGGCGAGGGCCTCAGCGATCGAGCCCATGGTCTTGCCGGCGGCGCCGAACATCTCCTGCGCTTCAGCTCCGCCCAGGCGTTCTTGATACTGGCCGTAACCCTGGTCGATCAGTTCCCGGTTGAGGTTCTTGCCATCGACTTCGATGACGGCTCGTGCGCGCTCCGCCCGGCCGAGTGTTCCATCGGGGACTGTCAGGTGGGCTTTGGATCCAACCATCCCAGCCAGGTAGTCCTGCAGTTTCTGATGGCGCTCGTCAACCTGTCCGGCAACTTCCGCGCGGGTCAGATTGTTGTGCTCGCCGAGAATGCTCGCCGACATGCTGGCGGCACTCATGCTCACGGACGAGAACTGGAAGAGTTGTCCGGGGTGTTCCTTGAGGGTGACTCCGCCGGGCGTCGCCGTTTCGACGGTGCCTTCAAGCTCAGCGACAGGCTCGGTGAAGCGACGAGCGTCCATCCGGATGACGGACTCCCTGGTCTGCCGGACGCGGTCGAGGATCTTCTCGTACTCGATGCGCAGCTCGGTGTTGTCGGCGGAGTCGGCGCCTACCTTCGAACGGAAGATGTTGTACTCGCGCGAGTACGGGGCTACGTCACCCAGGATGGCCAGCTTGTTGATGTCGGGGTAGTCTTCGGGCTTGAGTCCCTTCAACTCTGGATGCAGGGCCTCGTAGCCGGCGCCAGGCAGGCGGGCATAGCCCTCGTCGACCTTGGTGAAGGGATCGCCGATTTGGAAGTTGGTGAGGTAGTCGGCTCCGGGCAGCCAGCCAGGCATCTGGTTGCGCAGTGGGTTGGCCTGGGGAGAGAAGTCTTCCCGCTGGACAAATCGGCGGAAGGGCTCGGTGTATCCGAAGTGTTCCTTCATCGAGGGAGACGGCGCGATGCCGGCGCCCAGCTCCCGCTCGTAGTAGCGGCGGGAGAAATTGTCCATCTGACGGGAGCCCTGGAAGTAGACGTCCTTGCCCTGGTTCACACCTGGGAAGATGGCCTGGTAGGCGCTGCTGGCGATGAATCCGTAGAGTCCGGTGTACTCGGCCAGGATACCTACTTCCTGCTTGAGGGCATGTCTGAGGGTGAACTCGTCTTCCGGACGGGGCGGCGCGACCGCGCCTGGGCCCTTCGGTTCCAGACGGGTTGAGTAGAGGGTGTAATCCTCTCCATTCCAGTTCTCTTCATGCATGCGCACAGGCGGTTTGACCAACTTGCCGACGGTCGCGGCGAGCAGCGGGCCGATCAAGGGAACATTGGAGAACGCCGGGGACGCAACCGGGTACGGTCGATCGTAGTAATGCTGCTTCTCAAGCCAGTAGGGATCGCGGGCATACTTCAGCGGATGCAGGATGGGATTGTGCTTCCACTTATCCTTCTCGGATCCGTAGAGCGAGATGTCTTCTGCATGACTCTTGCGCAGCACGCTCCAGTGGGGACGCCACTCCTTGATGCGTCCGCCTTCGTAGGGTGTTGAGCCGACTTCCCACCAGCGGCCGGACCTGATTGGAATCGGTTCGCTGCCGGAGTAGATGTCGCGCAGATCGGCGCCGCTCTTACGGGACCCAAGCATGCCGGGCACGAACAGAGCCATGGCAGCCAGGCCGATGGCAGCGCCCTTGCCCGGCGCGCCGAGAGACTTCCAGATAGCGGAAGCTCCTTCGACGGAAACCAACTTGCCACCCTTAGCGGTGAAGTTGCGCAGGCCCTTCATCTCAGGGAGGATACGAGCCCCGAGGGTCCTGGCTGCCTCATCGGCGTACTTGCCGCCGAGGAGTTTGCCGTAGTGGTAGACACCTCCAAAGAAAGCGCCGGCCAGGGGCAACGCCAACGGGCCGTACTGCGATCCCGGGGTGACCTTGTCGTAGAAGTCAGTGACGCCGCGGGCGCCGGGGACCATATCGGTCAGGTCGGCGCGCAGGACATTGGCCTTCAGGCCAAGATCGACGATCTTGTTGCTTGGATGCCCCAGCTTATAGTCCAGCCAGCCCAGCGCAGTGGCTGCAAGCACCAGAGGCGCGACGCGCTTGGTGAGCATCTGGTTGAGCATGCCGCCTTCCCCGACAAAGGGGAGATGAGCTGCTTTGTTCCAGGTACCTGCCTTCAGTCCGAACCCTGCTTCCGCGAAGAGTCTCTGGGTACGCTCGGTCGCCTCGAGCCCCTCTACCCGAAGACGGGTCCATGCATTGCGGGCCTGGGAGAACAGCTCGTCGGCAGGATCGGCGACATGCCCCTGGGTATAGAAAGGCCGATACAGCTTTTCAGCACTAGCGACTTCAGACCAGGGAGATGCATTCGAGATTCGCTGGGATCGGCGGACTGCCTGGAAATCACCCCAGGCCTGCTTGACTGAACTCTGAGCCTGCGACCTGCGAATCGGATGGTTGACCAACGCCTGGTCAAGCCGCGCGGCGGTTCCCGCCAGACGTCCCTCGGAGGGGACGAACCGGGTCTCGATGTCGATGCCGCGCCCCTGGAGTTGCAGGGATCCGGAGCCCGCCCGGCGGCGGCCTTCGAAGACCAGGGGATTGTCTTCGGTGACCTCATTCAGGAAATCAAACTTGTGTCCGGCTGCTGAGAACTGACGATCGAAGGTCTGGCCCACCTCATTGAGGGTGCCGTCGTCATTGGTCAGCATCCCGCGGGTGAATACCAGCTTGCTGGGCAGGTAGGACGAGAACCGTTCGCTGGCAGCGAAGGTGCGCCCCAGGTGCATGGGGGAATACTGCTCGAACTTGAGCGCAGCACCGTGGAGGCGCTTGGCATAGTTCGGGCTCGTCGCCAGCATGTAGCGATGGGCGCCGTAGAGCGCAGAGCCGGTGACGCCTACACCCAGTGCGCGCACCAGGGGGTTGTAGGCGGCCTCAGACTCGAGCTGGAAGGGATTGGGGGAGGTGGAGAGGCCCTGGTAGCCAGAGCCGAAGTCCGTGAGTCTGTGGCGGCCCTGCGCGCCCATGCCGGTCTCGCCAAGACCTGTGATTTGGGTCTGGCGATCGCGGCGGGTAGAGTGCGCAATCAGAGAGCCTACGGCGGCGGCGGCGGCGGCGACGGCGGCGCCGATGAGGAACTTCTTCTCTCCGCCGGTGAAGAGAGAACGCGCTTCCGTTGCAGCTTCAGCCACGGTAGCCCGGAGCGGCGCGGCTTCGCGCGTGGCAGCGGCAGCCTGGCGGGGGAAGATCGAACGCAGTGATTCCGGCGTGAAGGCCTTCCCCGAATCGATGTCCCCGAAGAACGCCACATTCCCGAGGGTGTCATCCAGGGCATTGTGGGCATTGGTGTTGCGATAGCCCATTGCCTCGGTGATGTTGGTCAGGTTGTGACCGGAGACCCACTTGGCCGAAGCCACGTCGGTCGCACCCTTCAAGTGATGGGCGGCAAAGTCTGCATCCTGGCGGGCAAACGCCGAGGCAGCTCCGAGCAGTTCGGCGTCGCTGTCCCGCAACATGAGACGGCCCGTGCGCACCTGGTCCGCCAGCCACCCGCGGCGATTCCGCAGGGAGTCGTGCTGATAGGTGGCGTACTCGAGCCTCCACAAGTCATAAGACCCGATGTTGTGCCCACCGAGGACTGCCTTGCCATGGGACCGGATCGAGTCCGAGATTCCCTGGTACAGTTGCTCGACGCGCTGGGCTTCATAGTTGCGGCCTCCCTGTGCCTTCGAGAGCAGGGAATGACGGAGGGCAAAGTCGCTCTCATCGTAGAGTGAATTCCCGATCGGCCGGTTGAACCGGCGCATCTCGTCGAACGGACGTACCCATCCTTCGTCGCCGCCTTGAAAGGCGCCGCCGGTTGCGTAGACCTGCAGAATCTGGGAACGCTGGTGAGCTTGGAAGAGGGGATGCTGTTGCAGACGGGAAGGGTCGGAACTAGTGCGGACGAACTCCTGAATCAAGTCAGCGCCGCGGCCGTCTCCATTCAGAAACGAATTGGCCAGCCCCGTGTTGAAGGAGCTGGCCTCGAGATCGAATACGATGAATGGATTGGGCACGGACTACCTTCCCATGCGTTGTTTGCGGACCCGATCGGCGACTTGCTCCTGTGCAGGGGTCAGGGGTCGCTTGGTCATACGAGGCTGATCGTCCTCTGAGTTTGCGGTGGGGTCGTAGCTGGATTCCTCGGCCGGCATCGGCATGCGCGGATCGCGTTGCGCGACACGCTGGACAACTTGCTCCTGTGCTGCGGTCAAGTCTTTCTTCTGGGGGCCGCGGCGGCCCTTGCGATTGGGATTGCCGGGTTCTACCTTGCGGCCGGAGACAAACTCGGCGGCAGCCAGGCGCTCAAAGAACATCTCGGCATCCCACTGCTCGATCTCCTCGAAGGTGTAGCGGAAGATCCCGGCGATGATGGCTTTGCTGGCGGAGAGGAAGTTCTGCTTCAGCTCGGTGCGCTTCTGCTCCATCGCGTTCTTGACGGAGGTGTACTCGCCGCCGAACGGATTGGAGTCCAGCATCGAATGGGCGACGAACTCGACCAGACCCGCGGGGGCCTGGAAGATGGGATCGCCTTCCAAGGGAGGACCCTGAATCACGACAGCCCGGTACAGGTCGACGTACACCTGCATCGGGCTTTCGTAACGGAGTCGATCTTCGAACCGCCGGAACTCTGCCCAGGTCAGCGACCGCCACTTGGCGTAGCGGCCGCTTGCCCACTGAGCGCTAAATACCTGCACAAGGACCTCCTCTTACAGGTCCGCGCTGCAGCGGTCGATGGTCGCCGGATCCATGTAGTCGGAGAGCTGGCAGACGATCTCGTGAAGCGTCCCGGTGAGACCCGCGCCGGCGGCCTGCAATGCCAGATCGCTGAGCTTGTGGTCGGCGGTTTCGCTGGTCCACGCGCAACATTTGATGGCAACCGTGGTCTGCATCACTCCGGACAGTTTGTCCGGGTGGATGCCTGCGGGGATGAGGTTCTGCACCTGCACCAGTTCGATCGCGGAGATCCCGCGCATCAGGTACACGCGCTTGGCGTCGGTGGAATGGAAGAGGCGGATGCGTCCCCCTGGGGCTTGCGCCTTCAGACTGTCAATGTCGGCTTGGTTGGGCGCGCCGGCGAAACCCTGGAGGAACTCGAAAGGGGTGATCGGGGCTCCCTGGTCTGCGGTCTGGTCTGCGGTCTGTTCTGCCATAGAAACTCCTGTTAGTCCAGGCTTCGTGCAACGAAGCCATAGGCGTCAAGCAAGGTTGAGCCGGATTGGTCATAGACCTGATCGTTCGCGGTCAGCAGACAATTCCGGATGATCTTCGTTACCGTACGACCAGCGCCGGTCAATTCAAACCGGATGTCGAACGGGATGGACAGTGCGAGGGGCGACTTACTCTGCGTCGAGACGGTCCGGCCCGCAGTGTAAAGATCGAGTCCGCTGGGCCCAAGTGAATCGGCCAGCGACTGGATCTTGATGGAAAGTGCCTGCAGCTGGTCGGTCTGATCGTCCTTCTGTGCAGCCAGGGTCTGGTACTGCTGGACGGTGGTTGTCAGATCGGCGATGTTGGCATCCTGCACCGACGCGGGTCGGTTGCTTGCCATCTTGGCGAACTCTTTCAAGACGGTGTACAGGTAGCCTTCAGTGACAAAGTTAAGCGCGAGCTGGCCTTGTACCAAACGCCTGCCGGTTCCAAAGCCGTCGGCCAGTTCAGAACTGTAGCCGTAGATGGGGATCCGGTTGCCCTGGTAGGTGAACTGGATCTGCACCAGCTCGTCCATAAAGAGGTTGCCCACGTAGATGCGCGCCTGGGTGGCGGTGAAATACTTCCCATCCTGGGAGTTCGGGTAGATCCACTCGTAGTCCGGAGGGGTCGAGGTCAGAGTCGCAATCCCGCTTGACGCGGTTGTCGGCCCGGCGGAGACGGATCCTCCGTTCGCGGGGACCTTCTGAGCGTCGCCTGCCTTTACATTCGAAGCTGCCGCATCCAGGATTGGAGGCTGGACCGCGTACTGGGTGACGCCCGCGGTGACGGTGAGAGGCGTGTCCGAACTGGTATAACCCGTCTGGGAAGCAGTGACGAGGTATTGACCTGGGAGATACGTGTTGGCTGTCGTGGCCTGCCCGTTGGCGCAGGTCAACTGTTCTGCAGCGGGGCCGCCGGCAGCTGCCGTGGCGAAGAACAGGGTACAGCCTGCGGTTGCGGCAGTAGCCGCGCCCGCCGTCAGAGTCAGGTGCTGAGGCGACGGCGGCGTCGCCGTCACACTGAGTTGTGCGGGGAATCCCTGGGGGCCGGTCGCAGTCTGAGGAAAGGTGGAATCGTAGCCGGTGCCGGTTACGCGCACGGATACCGCGCCGACAGGCCCGGTGACCCACACGGCGCCGGTCGAATCCGAGGTGCCGGCCCGGCTGGAGTTGATGTAGATCGTCGCCCCGGCGATCGGCTGGTTGGTCTTCGAGTCAACCAGCTTGGTCCAGTTGGCGAAATACTTCGGATCGCGGTCCAGATAGAGGGTGTTGACGTCGGTCTCGGAAAAGGTGATCCAGTCGGACTTGGTCAGATAGGTAGGGGCCGCCACCGTGAACTGGTTGGTCAAGCCGATGGTCACCTTCAGGGTTGTCGTGCCGTCGCTCGCCGTGGATGCGGACGCGCCGCCACTGGACACGGTTGCTCCCTGAACGGGAAGGAAGTTGCCGTGATTGACGACTTTGAATCGGATCGTTGCAATGGCCATGGCTAGACCTGCCGTGTTGCGGCGGCGTTGAGCACGTCCGCCACGGTCCGCTGAGCAGCGGTGATCGGGTTGGACGCTGCCGCTACATGCTGACTGTTTTGGGAGATGGGGAGGAGAGGAGTGAAGTCGGCACAGACGTAGGAGACCGTCTGTTCGCTCAGCATGTCCTGGATGGAGTAGACGTCACCCGAAGTGACGAACTCAACACCGATCAGGCGCTGGTAACTCTGGTGACCGTACTCGTTCGAGAACAGGAAGGTCAGATTGAAGGGCGGGAGCTGATCGACCTTGACGTACTGGGAATCCTTGGAGAGATCGGAGGTGAAGGCGGCGGAGGTGAGAAACTCGGCCAGCACATCCTGCAGGAACTTGGTGAAGACCATGGTGCCGGCGATCGTGCGCCGCCCGCGCGCCCAGCCCTTGGTGTTGATGTACCCGCAGGCAGGTACCGGGGACTTGACCCGATGGACCGAGACGGTGATTGTGGTCAACTCCGCCAGGCGCTTGGACAGCCGTACCGATCCCGGAGTGCTTCCGCTGCCTGCAACCTCGAGCATGACCTTCAGGTCGGACCCGGTGTAGGTCATGTCATCGTAGTTCGACCCTGACGTGGTCAGCCCTGGGTTCGGAGTGTGATTGATCGCATCGGTGGGATAGTCGAAGGCGCCGGCGGCGCCGGGGTTCCACTGCGGCGTTACAACCGTTCCCTTTCCGTCGAGGGTATTGGTCTTCGACGGGGTGTAAGCCGCGAGCGCCGCGGCGTCCTGCGCTGTTGGCGGGGCGAGCACCGGCGCACTGGCTGCCGGAGTAGGACCGGCGTCCGCAGGCAGACCCATCGCCACGAACGAAGTGACCTGAGACGAAGTCGTCTCAAGTCCACAGGTAAGCAGGCATTGGTCGGGAGATACGGTAGGGAAGGAGATGGACATGGAATAAAGAAACGGGCAGCTTCAGCATGGCAGAAAGGAACAAAGAGCCAAAGGCTGAAACTGCCCGTATGGAGATTGAGGAGAAACGATTACGCGCGCGTCAGAGCCGAACCGCCAATGCCGGTGGACGGCTGGAACGGACTGGACACGGCGGCCATCGGTTCGACCACACGGGCAACGAAGGTCGCCTGCATCTCGGTAACCGCATCGTCGATCGAGATCCCGGAACCCTCGTTGAGGATTTCGAGGCCGAAGATCTTGGCCGCACACATGGCGCCGTACTCATTTGCGCCAGCGAGCGTTACATCGAACGGCAGAATCTGATCCGAATACCACGGGGTCGCCAGCTCATTGGTCGCGCCGACCGTGTTGATGGTCTGCTGATCGAGAGCATTGATCGTGGAACTGATCGAGGGGCCCATGTCACGAATGACCGAGGACTGGAAGACCGCGGAGCCGTTGGACACGTCGGTGTACTGCGGGCGAATCTCGTCTGCATCGGCGACGAAGGTGCCGGCGGCCTGCTGAATGAGATTCAACAGAGCGTGGCGATCGAAGTTGATCCAGATGAGGGAGCCGGCAATGCCGCGCTTGTTGCGCGAGTAGGCGCGCACATCGGCGCTGCCCAGGGTGTAGACCGGGGCCTTCTCGCGGGTGATGGAGTAGCTGATCGCCTGCAGCTCGGCGAACTGGAACTGGCCAATTACCGCCTTGATGTCCGAACCTGCGAACGAATTGTAGGAACGGCTGATTTCGCTGGCGAGTACACCGCCGAGAGCACTGGACATGGAGAACTCCTTGGAAGGATGAAGTCAGAAGGGATTCGCAGCTCCCGGAGATCGGGCGACCTCACGGGAGCTGAGCCGCGGCAGGTTTGCCGGCGGAGGGAGGGACTACTTAGCGGGTCAGGCCCACATAGGCGTTGAGCTGCACCATCTGGTCGGCCGGGTGGAACTTCAGGAACAGGTCGGCGTGACCGATGCGCTGTTCAGCCGCTGTGGTCTTGATGACCACGCTGGGGCTGTTGATGTAGCCACGCTTGGACAGTTCGGAGAGTCCGGTGTCCAACGCCGTCTTCAGCGAGGTGAGCTGGAGACCGTCGAGCGAGCTGGCTCCCACGAAGGGGTCGCCGATCGCAAGCATGGTGGCAACCACCAGGCCCTTGATGCGGACGCGCAGCACCTGGGTGTAGTCGCTGGCATCGGTGGCGCAGGTCTTGTCATGCAACAGCGCCGGACCGGTGGTCTTGGTCTTGAGCACGTTGATGTTGACCTGGGTGAGCGCATCGAGCTGGCCGGGTGTGTAGGTCAGGCCCGGCAGCTGCTGAATGCCGGAGACCGACAGGTTGGTCAGTGCGCGCTTCTCGTCGAGCATGCCGCAGATACCGGCAACGAACGTCGCGATGTTGCTGACATAGTTGGTGGCAAAGCCATTCGAAAGAATGGCCTGGTCTGCAACCACATGCAGGTAGGCGCCGATGTCGATCGGATTCTGGTTGATGTCCTGTTCCGCGGCATCATCGTACTGTCCGCTCGCCGTCTGGAAGAAGCCAGGCTTGCGCGAACCGGAAGCAAAGTCGACACACAGGGGATTCAGATGCGCGGTGTCCGTGCCCGCCGTGTAGGCGATGCCGAGCAGGCCTGCACCGGCCGTGGTCACAACTCCGTTGGCGTCGTACTTGGGCAGGTAACCCACCCACTTGCGCACATCGACCAGCTTGTAGGAAGCAGGGCCAGTCGTGCCGATGAAGCCAATGCACTCGTTGCCGAGCATGCTCACCGACGCGCAGAAGTTGGCGAGGGTGTAGCCCCAGTTGACTTCGGAGAAGCCCGCGGCCTTGCGCGACGCAAGGGTCACACCGGCGAAGGCAGCAACCGCTGTTCCGTTCGAGTCCGTTGTCTCGGACGCCCACTGGAACGTGAGGTTGCCATACGCATCGGCTGAGGTTTTGAGCCAGTCGAGCGCACTCGGGTTGGTGACCGGGTTGTTGAGGGACGTGGTAGCGTCGCCTGCGACATAGAAGGCCACGTTCGGCGCATTGAAGAGCGCCTCCGGAACCACAATCTGTTTGACCTGGAAGCCCTGGAGCAAGTCGAGCGCCTTGAGCAAGGCGACGAACTGCTGGCGGCCGGTGAGGCCGAGGCCGGTTACGCACGCGGTCAGCGTCGGAGCCGCCTGATGGGCTACGCCTGCCAGAGCCGCTGCGGCCTGAACCGTGATGGCATTGGCGAGGGTCGCGCTGGCTCCGGTACCGATCTGCAGACCTGCATTGCCGGCGATCAAGCCGTCGATGGTGAGGTCGCCGTTGTCGGTCGTCTGCAGCGGGTCGTTGGAATAGATCAGAGCCTCGCCGAAGTAAACGGCGAGCACACCGGCCTTGTACCAGACCTTGTAGTCGGTCGCGGCGGTGGCCTGAACCTGGCCGAACTCCAAACCGAAGCCTGCAGTCAAAGCGCCCGGGGTGGAATCTGCGCCGATGCCAGTGAGGGTCATCGGAGCGGTACCCATGCGGAACAGGATCAGGTTGTCGGAATTCGATGCAGCCTCTTCCATGCCCCGGATCAGGTTGCCCTGCAGTCCGAATTCGAGAGCCGCTTTGGTGCGATCGACAACCTGGTAAGGCTGGTTGGCGACGCCCTGGCCGGACGTGCTGATGACAAGAGTGGAGTCGGCCACCGGCTGCCGCTGAACGGCGAGGCCGCCATCAACGGTGTTGACCAGAATCCCAGGCAGATTGTTGTACATTCGATTTCTCCTCGTGGATCGGGCGAACTGACAGTCTGTTCGCTACAGGTGCGGGGCTTAGGTGGCAGGAACTTCGATCGTCTGAATGTTCCGCCCGATGCTTACATTGACCGTCAGGTCGGTGAGTTGGCGTTCGACAAAGGTGTCGAGATATTCAAGCCGGAAGGTGTAGGCGTACTGACGCTTGTACAACTCCTGGTTTTCCTTGAGTTCCACGGTGTCTTCGAGCCGCTTCAGGAATCGGAGTTGCTTGACCCCGTAGGCTTCGAAGACCTTGTAGAAATAGGCATACCGAATCAGGAAACGGTGAAACCACATGCACAAATCGTTGGCGGTCCCATTGGACTTCGACCAGGTCTCAAAGATGACCGTGTAGTTCTCCCACCAGCCCAGCGTGACCTCGTTGTAACCGGTCAGCTCGTTCATCACGCGCGTCTCGCGCAGAGCGGGTTGGCGTGGGGCGTTGCCCAGGTTCGAAGTGGTTGCCATCTCACCATCCACGACGTGGAAGGTGAATCCGTCGAACGGGGTATCCGGCTGGGAGAGGCGCTCCTTAGGGAAATCCTCAACGTAGAAGGGAGTGACTCCCTGGGGAAGTCCCTCGGTGGTGACGTAATTGGTCAGCGCCTGCCCGACGATCTGGAAGAAACCATTGATGTCCACAGCAGGCTTGCTGGAACGCAGTGGCGGAGGGATCATCGAGGGGTGCACGATTGCAGACATGTGCGGTCCTCTCGCGGGAGGTTTACCCGGCCACCTCTGTCTAGTATAGGAAGACACACCTCTACCGGTGATTCACCACTTGATCACGCGCATTTAGGCGTTCTCCTTCTCGAGGCCAAGCTCGAAGAACTCGATTCGACCGTGATCTCCGTGCGTGGGAACCACCGACAGGACCTTCCATTTGACCGTCCGGACGAAGTGTCCGGTGAGATCGATGACCAGCTCGCCTTCGTGGTCGACCTTCAGCTCGTAGAGCTTGTCGTAGGCCTTGGCCTCCTGCAGCGTGTAGCGTTCGTAGTTCGGATAGACCTCGCTGCCGTCTGTGCGGAAGAACTCGACGTAGGCGGTTGCGCGGTTGGTATCGGTATAGCCCATACCCGCCTGGGGATACTGGCCGGTGGCCAGCACACCCGGCTTATAGACCGGGGCGACGCCGCGGTAGATCGCCATCGTTTCCTGGGTCTCGATGAACTGCCAACCCTCACCCTTGCAGTACGGGCAGTTGGGGCGCTTGCTGCCGCCTGTGACCGGGTCCCAGCAGGCGCACGGTGTATTGCTGAGCCGGCGCAGGACAACTCCGCGGCCCTGGGGTGTAACATCCGCCCGGCCGTGAATGACTGCGTGCAGCTCTTCCCGGATGTCCGGGACCATGCTCATGTTGCCGTAGAAATCCATGCTTAGTAGTACCCCGACGAGGACATCGACGTTGGAGCCAGAGGATAGCCCGGCTGGTAGATGCCAGACCGCATCGCGGAGAAGGGCGGCGAGCAGATGGGGGATGCGAAGAACTTGACCGGCTTGCCGCGGCCGCCGGTGGCGGACCCGGGATCAATCGAGGTGGCGTTTGCACCCATACCGTTCCCGCTCCAGGATCGCCCGGGGGTGCGTTCGCCCCAGTCCATGACTCCCTTGGCAGCAAAGTGGAAGGTGGGCCGGCCGCCCGGAACTGTACGGCCGCCGCTGCGGACCGCAACCTCGTAGCTCTTGATGTCGCCGGCGATCTGGGACAGGGGCTGTTTGAGGTCGGTCTTGCGATCGGCGGAGAAGTTGGCCAACACGTGCGCGCTCGGGCCCAGCAGGGAAACGATGTTCAGCATCAGGTCGCGGGTGGCGACTGCTGTGGTCCACTGCATCCGGGCGCCAAGGAAACGTTTGAACTGCGGCCCGAACCAGGGATGATGGTTGGGTGAGATCAGGTCTGCTTTCAGACTGGCCTGGAAGATCTGGCAAGCCAGGGTGATGTCGGAGAGCTTGGCGATCGCAGGTCCGCCGCCCAGGCGCACCAGGTCCACACTCGAGTAAAACGGAGTGAGCTGACTGATGAGGTCGAAGGTGACGTCCTTCATCAGTGTCGCGCCGTTCTTCAGTTTGAGCCCGCGCGGGATCGCGATGTGGAATACGAGATTGCTCTGCATGACTTAGGCGACCACCAGACTTGGCTGAAAGACGATCGTGGTTCCGATGTTGTTCGTGAGCACCAGAGTGTAGGTGCCGGGAACAAGCGTCAGGCTCCAGGCACCGGAACTATCGAGTTGATAAGAAGCCAGGGCGTAGGACGGGTCGTTGTTGCCCACCGACCAGTCGGAATAGAAGTAGGCGTAGAGGGTAAACGTCGCAAGCTGCGGAGCGCTTGGCAGGAGCGCGCCCACTCCGCCGTAGTCCTGGGTCACGGTCACGAGGTCCAGACCATCTGACCCAACCAACACAATGGGCTCGATGTCGCAGTAGTAGAGATCGTTGACAGTATCATCGATCGTCACCGCATCGCGACCGGCGGCCGTTGGGGTGTACTGCAGGCAGTAACTGCCGGCACCATTGTTTACAAGGCTCAGACCATCAGCACAGGCTGCGCCATCCCGCGTAAAGGAGATGGCGAAACTGGACAGCGTGCAGGTGGTGATCGGAACACTGGCAACATCGGCGATCCAGAACTGAATCAACCGGGATTGGCCAACAGTCGCCATTTAGGTCCTGGAAAGGAAGACGGTGTGAACGAAGGAGATCTTCTTCAGCGCGTCAACCGCGCCGAGAACTCCGGCCAGATGATAGAAGAGATAGCCAATGACGACGCCCATACCGGTCAACGCCCACTGGAACTTCTGAAGCCTGCCGAGCTGGCGGCCGTGTCCTTCTACGGTGTTGGAAAGGGTGGCAAAGCGCCCTGGTTGACCCTCGATGCCGATGAATACGGCATGGATGTCTCGTACTTTGAGAAGCATTTCCTTCTCATCTGAGGACGAAAGACTCATGGTTGGACATCCTGTTGTCGGAGTAGAGCCGCAATAAAAGGCTCCTGGAGCTATCTAGTATAGGAAGACGGCGGGTCTAGTCTTTGGTACCTACTTTCGCCAATGGAATGATGGCGATATGAAACCAACTGTTTGCCTGGCCATGATGGTGAAGAATGAGAGCGCAGTCGTTCGGCGCGCCCTAGAGTCCGCGAAGCCATGGATCGATTCCTGGATCGTTTGCGACACAGGGTCGACAGATGGCACCCAGGCGATCGTGCTCGACGTACTGGGGAGCCTGCCGGGGGATCTGATTGAAGTCCCATGGGTGAATTTCGGGGCCAATCGCACGCAACTCGTACGGCTCGCTCGGGCGAAGACTGATTACATGCTGATCATGGATGCGGACATGGTGTTGAATGTTCGGGCTCCATTCAAGGAAAAGCTGACCGCGGATGCGTATGAGTTGCGCTACGAAGGGTCGCTCGACTACACCCAGACCATGCTGGTGTCGTCGCGCCACGAGTGGAACTATGTCGGGGTCACCCACGAATACATCACGTCGCCGACGGCGCTGCGCTTTGAGCAGATCCACGACATCAGCCTGACTCACCTGGCGGATGGAGCAATGCGTACGGACAAGTTCGAACGCGACATCTGCCTGTTGACCAAGGCTGTGATCGAAGATCCGACCAATCCGCGGAGCCTCTTCTATCTGGCCCAGTCCTACAAGGACTTCGGCCACTATGGGCCCGCCGAATACTGGTATGGGCGACGCGTGCTGCTTGAAGGCTTCGACGAGGAACGCTGGTACGCCATGTATCAGAAGGGCCGGATGGCCATGCGCCTGGGAGAGGATTGGGAGGCGACCGTGCTGCCCCTATTCCTCAAGGCTTACCAATATCGGCCGACGCGCATTGAGCCGATCTATGAAATCGTCCAGCATTACCGGGCGATCGATGAGCCGCGGATGGCATTCTTCTATGCTTCGGTCTGGGGCCACGACTTCCCCTATCCGAAGGAAGATCGGTTGTTCATCGATGCCACCATCTACCAGCACCTAATGCCGTACGAGTTTGCCTTTGCTGCGATTCAAACCGGAAGGATCGGACTCGCGGACAGGACGCTGGCCGCGATCGAACGGAACTCGCGCGATACGGGATGGATGCAGCCTTGGATCGCGGTCCTCAAGACCAAGATCCAAGTGGCTTAGTTCACGAATCCGCTGTTGGTCGATGCAATCGTCAGGATCTGGAACGTGCAAGTCGTAGTGTTGCGCAGCGAGTCAATTGCCTTGAGCGTGAAACCGTACGTACCTGCCGTTGTAGGTGTACCGGAAATCACACCAGTGCCTGAGTTCAAGGACAGACCAGGAGGCAGAGTCCCGGACAGAACCGTGAGTGCATAGGGGCTGGAACCTCCGGTAGCAAAGATCGTTTCTGAGTACGCAATGCCAAGGGTAGCGCTGGCGAGAGCCTGAGCAAACAGATAGAGTCCGGAGCTACTTCCATTCTGAGACGGAACCATGTACTTCTCGATTATGTCGGTGGACTTCACTTGGTACTTGGCCGTTTCAGATTGACCTATGTGGTTGGACTGAACGAGCGGGTTGGCATTCAGCGTGTAGGTGCCGTTAGCGGCCACCAGTTCAAAGCTGATAGCAGCCCATGCCCGTTGGGACGACATCCTCAACTGAGTACGCATACTGGCGATGGTGCTAGTTGGCCCATTCTCCATGAGGACAGCAGCAGCGGATGTCACCGTAGGTGTCACCGAAGTTCGAAGCGTACCAACCGCACCCGCGAATGTATCTCCTGAGTTGGTAGCCACCGCATACGCGGTGACCATCATGTTTCCCCCGTACTGGGGGGTGTTGTCCAGTTCAGCATAAAAACCAGTGCTTGCAGCACTGTGAGCCGTTACGACACGCGGTGTTGGCGCGGCGGTCGGAGTGTACGTCGGAGATACCTTGAACGCGGTGGTGACCGCCATACTTGAGTTGTTGTTTGTCCAGTAGGTCGGGTAGGTTCCCGTACTGTTTACAATTCTGGCGCCTTCAAAACTACCAATGACGCCGTTGCCCGGATATTGACTCAACACGGTCGGGTTCCCACCATACATGGCAAGCACGGTGTGAATGAGGTCATTGGCATTGGTCGTGGTGACGTTGATAGTGTTCATCGCAGCCCCGCCAAGAGACGGGACTCCTACAGCGTTCGTTGTGTCCACCGTTGCGGTGACCCCGGCCCACTGGCTCACGTAGTAGCGATAGACACCACTGCTGGCCCCGAAGTGCATCGTCACCGTGGGAGACGCGGAGGAACCTGCGGCGATACCGGCGAACACGGCGACGTAGAGGTTAGCACCATAGGCATTGTAGGAACCGGTGTTGACCAAAGTGTATGTGGTACCTACACTGTCCGTGACGCTGGTGGGGGTCGGAGTCGCTTGCATACTCATGATAATCAGGTTTCCCGCTGTGAAGGCTGCGGGAGAGATGGTCTCAACGTGAACACCGGTGGTGATGCCGTTGGTGTTGTTGTACAAACCGCTGTTCACCAGAGGCGACGAGGGGTAGTCGTAAGGTTCCGTGTAGCTGGTCACGGACACAGAGGCCAGAGCGGCTGAACTGAAGTTGATGGTCGAGTTGGCTGTTCCAGCCCCGAGGACACAAGGCGTCGTCCACAGTTCAATGCGGACGCCTGAGCCGGGTTCGGTGCTTGCTCCTTGAAATGTCCATCCGGTGAAGAGGTTCGCTCCGGGGGTGATGGAGGAGACCGTCACACTGGCCGTGTAGATAGCGATAGCCGCTACCATCAATACATTTCCGCCCACGGAGTTGCCCCCGTTCACACCCACACTGTTGTTGGCGATAGACATGGTGAGTGTCGTAGCCGCAACGGTGTTGCTGTTGGTGACCGTGTTACCACGATTCGCCATCGCAATGGGCGTGGGCGCCATCAGGGGCATTATTCGTACCTCATGAGGAGGGCGTTACCTGCGGCACTTGAACCCTGAAACGCTTGAGAGAAAGGTGTAGCCTGAGTGGCGAAGTAGGTGTGGTTAGAGCCGTACACCGATACCGTTAGAATCTGACCTTCTGACACCGCCAGATAGTTCGTCCCCGCCAATCCATAAAGGGGGTAATCGAGGAGCCCAACCACTGGAGAGATGAAGTCCACAGGCACGGTGCCGTTGAAGGCTTGGTTGCCTCTGGAGGTAGGGTTAGGCACAGAGATAGTCAAACCGCCGTAAGCGTTTGAGTTCGTGGATGAGCACACTACAGGGCAAGCCCCGAGTCCGCTCTGTAGGTACAGAGTCTGCTGGTTAGCAACCGTGACGACTCCGCCTCCGTTAGTGTCCCCGATGACCACCAAGGTGACGTGCGTGTTGGTGTAGACACCGCTGGAGTTCACGCTGCGTTCGATGTACACCAACTGACCGGTGTTTACTCCTCTCCACATCAGAGCCCCGAAGTAGCTGGGTCCTCCAGAGAAGCGGCACTCCCAGGGCACCGTGGCACTCTGGGCGGTGGGTGCGCCCACACACGCTACAAATTGGGAGGTAACGTAGCCTGTGGGTACCCCAGCCCCATTGGTGGTGGTGCTGAGTTGAGCAACTAGAACCGGGGCATTCGCGGCCTGACTGTTCCCATACTGTATCTTGAGGAAGAAGTTGGTCAACGAGTCATTGGGTTGCCAGATTTCATAAACCGTGGCGTTGGTGGCAGGAACAACGGTGTTCGCTGTGACCACACCCGACTGACCGGAAGCCGTAGTGCCACTGGCTGAGTTGGTCACGGTGAAGGTGCCCGAGGTCGTGCCGGTGAACGACGTGATGACAAACGTTCCGTTGTTGACCGAATTGCCCATGCCTGTGATGTTCAAGGCACGACCATTCGCAAGCGGCAGACCTGTGAGCGAGGCGTATGTATAGACTGATGTGGTTCCGGTGCAGGTCACAGCACTGATGGTCAAGCCCGTCCACATGACTTGTCCTGTGTCGTTGCTTTGAATCCATCCGGCGAGCTGAAGCTGGACGCTAATCTGCGATGCCCACTGGGAGAAGTTGGCGAACGTGGAAGCGTCGTTCAAGAGGTACACAAGGTTAGCGGTCATTTATTCGTACCTCATAGCAAGAGACTGACCGGCACTGCTTGAACCCGCGCCTACAAACGCAAAAGAAAAGGGGTACGCCTGAGTGCAGATGTAGGTGTGGTTCGTTCCATACACAGGGGTCACTAGGATTTGGCCTTCAGTGACGTTGAGGTAGTTAGTACCCCCGAGTCCAAGTAGCGGATAGTCGTAGTAGCCAACAACGGGGGCCAATGTATCGAATGGCACGCTGTTGTTGAACACAAGAGAGGTTCGGGGGTTAGCATTGCGGATGGACAGGCCAATATAGTTGATGTTGTTCGTGTTCGAAGATGAACACACCTGTGGAGCAGGGCCAAGACCGCCAAGCGTGTACGTCTGCTGATTGGCCGAACATGCTTGAGTCCCTGCGGCTGCACCAATGACTACCAGAGTCACATGGGAGCTAGTGTAGGCACCCGAAGAGTTGACCGAACGCTCCACATACACCAACTGACCATTGTTGATGCCTCTCCATAGCATGGCTCCGAAGTACCCAGCTCCGCCTGAGAATCGGCACTCATAGGGGATGGTGGAAGAAGCAGCGGTGTTCGTGACCACTGAACCAACGAATCGACCTGTGGCAAGACCAACAATGATTCCAGCTCCATTTGTGGCTCCCCCGATGGTGGCCGCTATGGTAGGTGCATTGGTACCGGAGGAATAGCTCCCGTACTCCATCTTCAGGTAGAAGTTCGTCAGACCATCGTTTGGCTGCCAGATTTCATAGAAGTACACGTTCGTGCCAGGAGCGGTCGCCTGGGCGGTGACTACCCCAGTACCTCCCGAAGCCACGGTGACTCCTGCAGCATTGGTCGCAGTGAAGGTTCCGCTGCCCGCGGTAAGAGTTCCGCCGGTGATGACGAAGGTGCCGTTGTTGCCGACGTTGCCGGACGTCCATCCGGTGACGGTCAAAGCACGGCCAACAGCCAGGGCGAGACCTGTCTGAGAAGAATAGGTGCAGGTCATCGTTGTGCCGGACATGCTCACGGCTGTGATGCTCAACCCGGACCACATCACCTGGCCAGTATCGGGTGATTGCACCCAAGAACCTGCCGCGATAAATGCTGTGGCGAAAGAACTCGCCCACGCGAAGTAGTTAGCGAAGGTAGAGCTGTCATTGAGGAGATAGCTGAGGGATGCTGCCATTTGCGGATTACTCCATCACTGCGGTGAATTGCCAGTTGGCGGTGCCAGTCAGGATGTCGATGGTGAACAGATCGTTCGCAGCAACGGTCAGTGGACTCGAGGTGAGCGCTGTAAATGTGGACACAGTGCCTGAAGAGGTGCCAGCTGCTATGGTCGGGTTAGTTGTGAAGACACTCGTTCCGTTCTGCTTGATTCGGAAGGAAAGAGCAGTAACCGTATCCGAGAACTTCACAGTGACGACACATTTAGTAAAACCTGCCACGCGAGTGGCGGGCAGCATTGGCCCCACATTCGTTCCAGCAGTGCCGATATTGATGATGAATCCGATGGAGAGCGGCGCCGCGGCGCCGGCTGCTCCAGTAGATCCGGTCAAACCCGTCGGCCCAGTAGGACCTGCTACCGTGCTGTTGGCCCCAGTTGCTCCGGTGGGTCCAGGAACTGTGCTGGCAGATCCGGTGGGACCAGTTGGTCCAGGAACTGTGCTGGCAGCACCAGTAACGCCGGCCGTACCGGTAGGTCCGGTAGGGCCGGTTCCACCGATTAGGCCAGCAAGCTTTGCGTCGACCTGAGGGCGGGTGTAGTAACGCGTAAGGTCTGTGCTCTGACTCATTAGCGGACAGTGCGGGTGGCTGAGTTGGTGTCTTCAGTAATCTGGAAGTTGGCCAGGACGGAACCATCCAGGCGGCGGAAGGTCAGGACCTTCGGGTTCTGCGTTTTATCCACCACCCATGTGCCCAGCGAGACGTCGTGAACGTCGGTGATCAGCTGCGTCAGAGCCAGGAGAGAGTCCTGACTGGCGGGGTTGGTGGGCAATGTGTCGGTCTTGGCCTTGATGGCGAGGACCGCTGCCGAAGTGCTGGGATTGATCGTCGCCAGGTCCGCCAGGTGCGCAACGGTTGCGTCCTTAGCCACCGTGGCGTCGTGAGCGACGGTTGAGTCCAGCGCAACCAGTCCGGTGACGCGGGTATCGCCTAGGCGCACGTTCTCGAGGAACCTGCCATTGATGGTCGCGCCGTCAGCGGCGTAGGAGACCACGGCCAGGTAATCACCATTTGCCAACCCGGCGGTGTTCCAGGGATAGGCATAGACGAGCGAGGTTCCGGTCACCAGCACCATTGCCTGAGCAGTCGTCACCGACACGCCGTCGATGAGACGAATCACCGTGATCAGCGGGGCAGTGGTGACGGTAGGGGCGGATCCGTCGGTATGCGAAAGGGAAAGCAGGAAGGTGCGGATGTCGCCGGGATAAAGCATGAGGTCTCCGAGTGTCACGGAAGAAAGGGCGGCCAGTGCGGCCGCCCCTCCGGTTGGAACGTGTGCTTACTTGCCTGCGATGAGGGCCGGCAGCGCGGAGCTGAGCGCCTGGGACTGGTTCACGAAGGTCTTCACTTCGTTGATCACAGCGATGTCGACGCCTGCATCAGCCAACTTGGCCTGAGCAGCCGCATCACCCAGGGTGAGGACCTTGGCGAACTCGCCGAGCAGGGCATAGCCCAGATCTTCGATGCTCGTAGCAACAGTGCCGATCCCGAGGACTGCGGAGGCGGCGGTTGTGACCTTTTCGACAACGGTCTTGGTCGCTTCGAGCTTGTCGATTTCGGCAGGACCCTTTTGGGCGAGGGCCTTGATCGCGGTTGCGAAGAAATGGCCAATGGACTTGAACGGTTTCAGAGAGAAAGTCATGAGTGTGCTCCTTGATGTGAGTGTGGATGGGAGAAACGAAGTACCAAAGCTAGAAGGGCCAGTAGAAGTGGGTCTCGGTGAACTTCTGAGCCACGTCGAGGCTGAATGTGATCCAGTTCTTAACCTGCTGGACCTTGGTGGGGTGGACGATGGTGTGCACGCCGCCCTGGATATCGACCATAGTTTTCTCAACGTGGTCAGTAGCCTTGGCAAAGTGATCGGACGCTTCAGCAATGTGGCCCGTCGCAGTGTCGACGTGCTTCAAAGCTGAGGGAATCGCAGGATCCCCGATCACCTTGGTGGCGGCGCGGGCCGTATCGGCGGTCGCCTGGAGAGTCTCGGTGCTCTTCTGCAGCGCGGGCCGCAGATCGCCGAGGACGTTGAGCACTTCCTTGGTGATGTCCGTGCCATCACCGTTGAAGCCGTCCGACGTCTTCTTGAGCGACGCCAGAAGTTCATTGGTCCGATCGAGGGTCAACTCCGACTTGGCGGTGAGGACGGGGACTTCGGTTTCCCAATACTTGCGCTGGGTCACCGCGGCCTTGCGCGCCTCAGTTGCTGTCAGACCAGCCTCGAGCAGAACCCGGTGGGCTTCATCGCCGTTGTTGGTGACTTCCCGCGTCGCCGTCGCGGCAAACGTGTTCAGCGCTTGCTCCGTTACGACCATCCCAGTCGCGGCCTTGCGCACCGATAGGAATGCAAGTCCAAGACACACCAGCGCGAAAGCGGCCGCAGTGAGGACAGCGTTTCTGAAGGTGAATACTGAAGCGACGCGCGCCCGGCGGCGCCGGTTGCGGAGGAAGCAAGCTGTTTGAAGAACCGACATTACAGAATTCCTGTGGGGACCGCGGGCGGAGGAGGCATGTGGCTGCTGCCTGCATTGAGCGCCAGCAACAGACCTGCGTTGGATCCGACGAACAACTCCCAGAGCCGGTTGGTGGTGATGGTGTCGTGTGCTCCGGAGATGGCCGAGTGAAAGAACAACAGGTCGAGGCCGAGCAGGATCACGATGGTCGCGGTCTTACTGGTCAGGTCGGGAAACGTGATCTTGATGCTGGGAAGAAAGGACATGGCAGCTCCTTAGCGAACCTCTACCTGGTCATAGCGGAGAGAGTTGCCGGTGTGGCCGATGAAGGCCTGGCGGCGGGGTTTGTTGAGGCGGTCGATCTGGATGTGAACGCAGGCGGGGACTTCGGCTGCGTTCTTCTCGAGGATGACCTTGTCGAAGGGCAGGTCTGACTCCAGGCGCAGCCAATCGAAGAGGATCTGGATCGTGGTGCCCTGCGCATCCACGTCGGCTGCGGCGTCGCCGCCGACGAAGAGATGGAAGGATGCTGTCTTGCCGCCTACCCGGGCGTTGTGGCCTGGATCGCGGTAACCGTCATGGATCCGGACGGCGCCGAACTTGGCGTGGATGGGTTCGAGGACTTCCTTGCACAGGAAGACCGCATTGGCATAGATCCGAGGATCGATCTCGCCGGCAACTCCAAGTTCACGATCGGCGAAGTGTTCTGTCAGTTGCATGAAGCTCCTTAGGCTGGCCAGCCGGTGACCCGGATGCGCAGCTTGTTGCCGTCGACCGTCGCGCTGTACTCGAGATTCGGCGGCGGCCCGGGGATGAGGGGATTGCCCAGGATGGCCTCGACGCTCAGATAGATATCGCTGACGTCGAAGGATGTCGGATCGATATCACCTGGGAAGATGACATCGAACTCCTGGGTGAGATCCTGGTTCAGGCGAATGCGGGGAACGATGCGGATCTGGTCCAACTGGATCGCGCGGTTGTCGTCGACCAGGGGAGAAGTGGACGGTGGGATCAGCAGATCGAGCACGCCCGTCGTGAAGGTCCACTGGTAGCTGACCGCCATCGACTCGCCCGCGAGGTTCTTGAGATCCTCAGTGGAGAGGGAAGCGTCGGCGCCCAACAGCATCGCGGTATACGGGGTGTTCTGCTGGAACCCGCGGGTGGGCTGGAAGGTGGCGACGGTAGCGCCCGCCACCGTGGCGAGGGACCAGGTGCCGTCGACGGCAACCGTCGAGGACTCCGGCTTGCCTGAGATGAGCTGCGACGCATTGACCACCTGGATCGATGCGGGGTAGGTCAGCGAAAAGGTGCTGTCGTTCAGAGTGGTCGGATCGATCACCTGGTCAAAGGTGACGATGAGGGCCTGACCCAGAACGACGTCGGTCTCGCTATTTCCCGGGTCTACGCTTACGACTACTGGAGCTGACATTCTTCTTTGCCTTCGTCTTGCTCGGCTTGGTGGCTGGCTTCTTCTGCGCCGGTTTCTTGGTGGGCTTCCTGGTGGGCTTCTTGGCGGGCAGGCTGCTCTCGACGACTTCCTCGGTGATGCCACCAGCGAAGCCAGTGACATGCTCGTCGAAGTTCACGCTCTTGAGGGTCCCGGTCCTGCGGATCTCCTTCTCAAAGCGCTTGCCTTCCGCCTTCGACTTGGGCGCGGCGATGTAAAGGTTGCCGCGGCCGTCGGTGGCGATGAAGACCTGCTTGCCGGTATCTTCCTCGGCGATCGCGGAAGTCTCGCCGCCCTTGCCCTTGTAGCCCTTGGTCATGTCCTTGCCGGTCATGTCGATGAGGTTGCCGGCAGCCAGGGCGATGTGCAGCGGCGCCTGCTGGGCCTGCGGGCCCACGATGGCAAAGGGATGGCGGGAGCCCAGGTGGAAGCCACCGCATTGGAACTGCTGGATCACCGCTGTGTTCAACATCAGCGTCTTGCCAGTCAGGTCCTCGGGCATCTTCGGGGCGGTGCGGCGTTTGGCGGGAGATGTCTTGGTGGCGAGAGTCTCGTTGAACTCTTTCGAACCAGGCATCACGATCAAATTGGACATGAAGTATGCCTCCACCCCTGATTGTGGAAGGGCGGAGCGGACTACCAAAGGCTGGATAACATGGAGGGCCTCGAAACCACACGAGGCGGACGATCAGTGTTGACCGTCCGCCTCCGGGAAGATGTTGCGTTGAGGTTAGGCGTTGACGTTGAGCGGGTTCGCCGCATCGAAGATCGCTGCCGTTGCCAGATCGGTGAAGGTGTTGTTCGCCTCCGACAGGTTGAACACGGTGCGCGCCGGCATGGTGAACTCGTTCGGGCGGACCTTGATGTTGCGGGCAACCGCGATCGCCTGGCCTTCGTTGAGGATGCCGAAGCCGTAGGTCTCTTCGATCGACATGTTCTGGATGTTGAACTGGCCATCTTCCCAGCTCTTGACATGGGGCTCTTCAGCCACGATCAAGGCGCCGAGGTTGCGGCTGTTGAACATCAGGATGTCGGTCGTGCGATCCTCGGGGTCGAACTTGACGAACGGCGAGACCAGGATGCGGAAGGGCAGGCCGAGGTAACCGGGGAGCTGCGGTGCCGAACTCATGTTCTGGTAGTTGCCGGACGTGGCGTTGGAGACTTCCCCACCGGTCAGCTGACCGTTGGTGTACTGGCCGGTCTGGCCGGTACCGAGGCCGAGGCCGCCGTTGTTGTAGAACTTGTTGCCCTGGACAGCCGGGTTTCCGGTCCACTGAGCGAAGAAGCTTCCGCCGCCCGCCTGGATCGCGAACTCGCGGATCACGGGATCCTTTACCCACATGAGCCACGCCATTGGATGGACCAGCATCGTGTCGGGCACGAAACCGTTCAAGAGAACAGCCGCGTACATATCGAAGATGTCGTCGACCGTCATGGAGCCGTTCAGCTTGCCCTTGTAGTCGCGACCCGTGGTGACGCCCTTGATGGGCTGGCCGACGGTGTTGGACGTCATACGTGCGTTGACGTCGTTGTCGAAGACAACCGTGCCGAGGCGCGTGATGAAGTCGAAGATGTACTCTTCCTTGTGGCGGGCGAGAGCGTTGCCGGCCAGGCGCAGCCAGAAGTTGATCCAGGGGTAGCTGGACTCGTCGACGAAGCGCTTGGCGATCTTGAGACGCAGACCGTGCCGCTTGACCGTCACACCGAACGACTGTGCTCCACCGATGTTGATGTTGTAGATCGGCAGATCCATTCCGTCGCCGGCTTCGTCCGCGCGAAGCGGCTCGATGGCGGGGAATACGGTCGTCATTCCAGGCTTGTACTGGACCTTCTGGAGCAGGTTCGTGCCGATGAGCATCGGCTCGATGCCTTCCTGCACGATCTGAGTCAGCGCGCGGGGGATCATGAAGGCCGCGTTCTGAACATCCAGAGCGTCCTTGATATCCATCGGGTCGCCGGTCTCGGGATCGTACCCATTGCTGCGGAAAATGGTCGCGAACCGGTCCTGAAGCTTCAGCTCGGCCTGGAACTCTTCCGGTGTCTGCTTATTCTTTGCCATGGTGAAAATACCCTCCTGGGGCGAGCTGGTCCGCGCGGGACCGTGCGGGTGTTCTTGTGGAGCTGGATTCACGAAGGGGTTCGGTTTAGGGCCGAACCTCAACCTCGATGTGTTGGCGGCAGCGGCGTTCGGGGCATTGGAAGGCCCCGGATAGTTCACCGGCCGAGTTCTTCTTCACCACCAGCGTGTTGCACTTGCAGGTGGCGTCGTCATAGCGGGGAGCCATGCACCGCAGACCGTTTCCCTTCAGGTACGCCTGACCCTGGGTAATCACGATCTGCGGCACGGGCAATCTCCACACGAACAAACTGTTGGTTCGGTCGGCTTACAGGTTGACGCGAACGAGGACGTAGGTGCCGTACTCCGGGCGAGCGGCCGTCTTCTGGATCAGGGAGGCCTTGTAGATGCCGTCCGTGGTCAGAGACAGGTCGTACGGGATACCGCCGGTGGCGGAACCGCCCATCATGATCGACGCGGGGTTCGGGTTGTTGGTCGGACCAACCATGCGGGACGGATCCCACAGGGTCTTGATGCGGTTCGAGTACCCGACCTTCTGGATCATGTTCAGCACGCCGATGATGCGTCCGATGAGATCGACCGGGGTGTTCTTGGTCGCGTCGAAGTCGGAGTAGTTGCCGCAATCGCCGGTCTGCTGGGAGAAGGTGACGCCGTTGCCGACCTGGGGTGCGCCGGTGTAGTGGGCGAAGCTGCGTCCGTAACCCTGGACATAGCCGCGGATGTTGTCGGTCGTCGCAAAGCCCTGCAGAGTGCCGGGGGTTGCGCCGATCCATGGCACGCGCAGCACGTACTGGGTCTGGATGGCCGTGCCCATCTCGTGCATGTAGTTGTTGACCTGGAAGCCGGTGGGAACCATGCCTTCGAGGCGATACAGGATGCCGCCGACCAGAGTCGTGTCGAGCACCTTCACGCCGCCGATGTACTGGAGCACGTTGCGCACTGCGACGCCGATGGGACGGGCTACTCCGAAGGAGTAGGCAACCGGCGCGCCAGCCACGCCCGTGGGGGTCGTGCCGGACTGCACAGCCGGGAAGAGGTTACAGGCATGGGCGAAGTCGATGTCGGGCTGCGAGATCACAACCACGGTGCCGTTGGGCAGCGTGATGTTCCCTGGAGCTGCATCGGACGGCGCTGCGAGCAACACGTGGTCGCCAGGAGTTACCGGTCCGCCGGTGCGCGGGTCAACGGTGAACTCATCGGCCAGGCCGGAGCTGTACTGCAGGATGCAATACTTGTTCGACGCGCCGGGGGTGACGCCGCAGAACAGGCCCGCGGGAACCAATGCGCCGCTCTTGTCCTGGCCCACGAGATGCTGCGAGCTGAGGACAACGGAAGCCAACTTGGGATGACCCGCATCCTGGCGCAGAGCCGGGAGGTAGGGCGCCGGGTAGGGAACGGGCAGCCACGGCCGAATGGGCTCGGAAGCCTCGAGATCGGGGGTGGTGTGACCGGGCCACCGGTCGTTGCCGAACATCTTGCCGGTGTACTGGTTATTGACGTCAAAAGCCATGGTGAATCTCCTTGTGCTAACGCTGAGTTAGCTGAGCTTCGTCCGACCCCACCGCACATCCGCAATCAGCCGGGTACGTGCAGGTTCGTCGGTGATGTAAGAGAGCATCCGGTTCAGCTTCTGGGCGTCTTGCGCCTTCAGTTCCGGAATTTGCGCTTCAGGGTGGAACCCTTCGGACTCGCTTACATGCGCGTTGTCGGTTACCGTGGTGGCCGGGTCCTTGCCCGCTGCCTCCGGTGCGGCTACAACGGGCTTGGCCCACTGCAGCTCATTCAGGATGTCGGCGACGGAGTCGCGCAGGCTGGTGATATGCCGCTTCGCGTACTCGCTGATCTTGTCCTGGATCTTGGCTCCATCCAGGCCGGTGAAACCGTCCTTCTGGCGCAGGACACTGGCCATGACGATGGTGGTGGCCATGCTCAGCTTCGAGTCGTTGAAGAACTTGGCGATCGACTGATCCTTGATCGTGATCGTGCCCTGGAGCTTGGTGATCTCGGCTTCCTGGGTGACGACAGCCTCATCCTTGAGCGCCAGCTCGTCGTTGGAGACGAGCTTGGAGTCCTTGACGTGGTTGGCCAGCGTGGACTTCGCGTACTCGACCCAGCGATCCTTGCCCCAACGCTCGCCGATGGAGCCGTGAAGGTCTTCCATCTTCCAGCGCAGTTCCTGGCTCGCATTGCCGTGCAACTTGTCCAGCGTCTCGTAGCAACCGAGAATCGACTTGGCTTCTTCGGTGGGCTCGGCCTTCTCTTCGGCATCGAGCAACTTGACGCCGACTGCGAGGGCCTTCAGCTCATCGCTGATCTTGACAACACCGTCGGTTGCCTTCTTGGCGTCCTTGATGTTCTCGCTGCACTCTTCGCAGACATTCTCACCGTCGGAAGTGACGCCCATCTTGTCCTTGGTGAACTTCGCCTTGCAGGCAAAGCATTCGACCTTGTCCTTGACTTCCGTTGCCGGAGTCTCGGACTCGGTGACGGCGGCGGCGACGGCGGCAGCATCAACTGCATCCTTGACCTTATCGACGGTGGCGAGTTCTTCCGCGGAAGGAGCTGCGACGGCGTCGGTCACTGTAACAGGAGTGTCCTGCTTCCAGCTGTTCTTACGAATCTTGGCGGTCAGGGTCGACTGCAAGCTGCGCTTGGCGCTCTTGTCGTCTTCCGATTCCGGGGTCCAGGCCAGGAGCTGGTCGCGCACCGCAAAGGCATCGGTCGCGGTCAGTTCGGCACTTTTGATGGTCTGCTCAAGGGCAGCCAAATCGATCGTCATCTCGGGTTCCTCGTAATGAATCTGGATGTCCGACTCATACAGACTGTCGGTCAGTTTGAGGCCCGCCTCGACCATGTGATCCTGGTCTCCGATCGGCAAGCCGAGAAAGAACATCTTCTCGAGGGAGTCCTTCAATTCCTTGGTCTTCACGGCGGCGAATGGATCGGCGCCGAAGTTGACGAAGGAGAGTTCCTCGTAGCGGAAGCGACCGGAGATAATGAACATCCGGCGGCCATCAACGAGCTGCCCAGGGCGATGCTCGCACTTATCGTTCGAAGCCCAATCGGTGTGGCAGATTGAGCAGATTGCCTCGTCGGTGATGGCACCGGCCGAAACGCAAAGGTATTCGTCGCGGAGGATCTTCTTGATCGCTTCCGGATTGGTGATGGTCAGGCCGAGTTCGATGTGGCCCAGACCACGGTAGTCGGACAGGGGGACTAGATTGTCGGTGATCCAGTCGACAGCTTTGAAGAGACCTACCTTCTTGGACCGGGCATCCCGGTTGTAGAAGACCGAATCCTTGAGGATCGGATAGTCCTTCGCATACTGCCAGGAGTCATCGATGTACTTGGCCTCGCGAACGCGGCCCAGAACCTCGCCATCCTCACTGTGTCCACGCAACACTGGAAGCGCCGGCTTGTGCTTCGGCAGCCAGGTGTGGACTGAGTCCTGCATGAAATCAGGACGGTAAAACTTGCGGTTGCCGGTGACCAGACCGGCGTGCGTCGCGTTGACGCGCACGAGCAGGCTACTGCCTGTCTCGGAGGTAGAGTCCTTGCACTCGAAGAAGTGTTTCTTATCCTCAAGGACCTCTTTCGGACGGAATGTCAGAAAGTCGCGGACCTTGAGCCAGCGTCGCTCGTTGGACATGTCGGCTTGTTCTTCCTGACGAACTGTCAGTCACCCGGGTAACGTAGTTCTTGTCCGGCGTCGACTGCAGTTAGTTCTGTACGTTGAGGGGGATCTCGAGCAGGAAAGAACCGCCTGCGGGGATCTGGGATACCTGTACCGGACTCTGGAACATTGCCCCGGCGCCCATTGCAAGCGCGGTCTCCAGCGGTGCGGATACAATGCCGGTGGGGTTGATCTCCCTAACTGGCAAGTGCGTCGTGAAGTTCGACATCGTCTACTACCTCTTCCTCGATGCCTTCCCGAAGGAGGACAGAGAGAAGTTCAGGGTCAGAGGTCTCAGCGATCATGGCCTTCAATCGGCTAAGTCCATCTCTCACCTGTCTAGTATAGGAATCACCACCCGAACCGGTGATTTCAGCTTTCTCCATACGGTCCAGGACCTGATCTACCACTTCCGAACTGACCGACTGCCACTGTTTCGGCGCGGACTGTCCATCGCTGATCATGTCCTCGCGCGCCAGCAGCAAGCCTTCGTACAACTCGCCCATGAAGGATTCACGGCTGGACTTAGCCTTGGTCGGCCCCAGGCCGCTGCCGTGCTGGTTGGTCGGGCGCATCTTATTCGAGACGGCGGCCGCGGTCTGCGTCGTCTTCTTGGCGGTTGAGCGGCGCGGCGCGCCGGCGGCGCCCTTGCGCGCGGTAGCATTCGCCACCGCTACCTTGGCCTTGGCGATGACAGGCAGATGCTTGGCCTGGGCGGCGAGACTCTGCTCCTCGTGACCGGTCTTGGTCTCGGAGAGTTTGGCCTGCGCCTCCATCAGCTTGATCTGGGTGCCTGCCATCTTCTTTTCGTTGTCGACATTGGCGGCGTTGATTTCGAGGGTCGAGGCAGTCTTGAACTTGGTAATCTCCTTCTCAAGCTTCACCACATGCAGGCTGAAGTGGGTGTTGCCCCGATCCTTCGGAGTCATCGCCTTGTACTTCAGGCGCTTGCGGGCTTCATCCTCGGTGATGAGGTGGGAGTTGAAGAGAGCCAGGACGTGGGTCTCTTCCTTGATCCGGTTGTCGAGATCCAGTTCGTGGAACCGGATGAAGGTGCGGGCCACGCCCTTCTGCACGGAGGTCGAGTAGTTCGCCTCCATGAACCAGTCGCGGAACATGAACATCCGGATCTGATCGGCCAGGTCATCGAGATCGGCCTTGATCGAATCCTTGAGGTTCTGCGAGATGTTGTCGGCGGTGGCGCGCGTTGCGTCCGCGCCTTCGCCCATGTCGATGGCGCTCATGCCCAGCCCGACATAGACGCGGCTCTTGTAGTGCGTTACCAGTGGGGAGAAGTCGAGGGACTTGCCTTCGGCGCCGACGGCGCTGATCTTGACGCGCTCGTCCGAGACATAGACGCCTTCCTTCGGCATGTTCTCGATCTGCCAGCGGACCAGGTCGATCTCAGACTCGCCGTTGTCGCCGTAGGTGCAAGGCGCTTCCGCGGTGCCCACTTGAACGTGGAACAACGGGAACAAGTGGTTGATGAACAGCAGTTCGACGTTCTCTTCCAAGCGGCGGAGCGCAAAGATGTCGTCGCGGACGGCGATCGTGCGCGGGGTGGCATAGATGTGGCCAGCCTTGAGATCGGAGGACCACTTGAAGTGGATGATGTCTTCGACCGGGATGTCCTGCCACGGAACGGCGGAGTCGAAGAAGCGACGCCACTTCACGATCCGGCCATGCTCGAGGTAGGGCTGGATGGTGTGGGCCGGGATGATCGAATAGGCGGCGACCGGCGCCGGCATCCCCTTCTTGCGGGGAACCGGGGACGCATCTTCCTTGCGCAGCTTGTGAACAAAGCAGTTGGAGCAGGTGAAGAGGTTGTACAGAATGCCCTTGAGCAGGCTGGGGAAACTGCGCTCCGAGACAAACTCCATGACGTCGATGCGGTGCTGGATGTACTCAGCGTCCTCATCCCGGTCGCTCATGATCTCGTAGCCGGCGCGGGCGGCGAGCGCCAGCTTCCGGTGGACCATCTGCTTTACATAGACTTCGGTGTCCACGATGGCATGCGGTTCGCGCATGTCGTATTCCGGCTGCAGGACCCCATTCCACATGTAATAGGTGCCGATGTAGTCGGCCGCCTTGGCCTGCTTGATCCGGGTGATGTCCGGGTTGATGATCTTCCCGGCATCGGCGATCTTCATCCCGCTGTCGACGGTCGTCTTCCAGGCGCGCATCTGGGCATCGGTGACGTGGCGTGCTCCGGTCGGGATCTCCCGCGGCTGGAAGGTTCCGCCGGTGTACGAAGCGGTACGATCGCCGAGCCCTTTGATGTTGGGCTCCATCTGCTTGCCGGCAACCGTCCTCCGCATCGCGATCGGCTTCGACGCGCTCTTCAGCGTGCCGTCCGTGAATGCCATGAGGCGGGTGAGCCGATACGTTTCCTGGATCTGAAGACGGTCTGCTTTCATCTGGTTAGCGGTCTTGCTGGGCATTAGCTTGCTCCAAGGGTGGGTGCCTTGACGGCCGCCGAAGTGGCGACGAGGGTCAGGCCTCCGTTGACCAGAGTGGTCTGGACGCTGCTCGGTGGCGCGGGAACGGAAGGAGGAACGGCCTGCATCTGGCTGTTCACGACAACATAAGAGGATCCGGTGGCGGACTGCATGCCGTTCATGATCTGGGTGACGGCCTGCATCTGACTGATGGTCTGGGGTGCCGCCCACGGGCGCCGCGGATCCGGTGAAAGAGAGGACGGATCGCGCGAGCTGGGTGAGCGTGTTCAAAGCCTGGGTACTACACATCAGGTCCAGCTGGGTGTTCATGTCGCCAACACGGCGCTGCAGGAGCTTCTGAAACGACTCCTGGACCAGGCTGGCTTTCTTCATGCCTTCGTGTTGTGCCCAGTCGAGATGGGTGGCCAGGGCGGTCAGGCCCTGGGACATCTTGCCAACGCCAGGAACGGACCAAACGCTTTCCGGAACGGCCGGCTTCTGAGCCGCCGCGTTGTGCGGGAGTCCGCAACTGTAGCCGAAGGACATTCCCTTCAGACCGCCGGTGGTGTGGTTGTAGGCCTGCTTGACGCCGCCGGCAGCCTGACCCACCAGGGCAGTTGCAAGTTGTACCTGCTTGACCATGTCGCCTATGTTGCTGGTGATCTGGCGGAGCGGCATGATTGCGGTCTGAATGAACCGATCGGCCATGAACTCCATCGTGGAGGCCTCGGCGATCAGCATCATGAAGGCGTAGCCGGTGAGCCCGTTGACCACTGACTTCAACCGCGGGAGATGGGCAAACCCGATCAGCGAGTCGAACAGAGCCGTCATACGAATCAGGTTCGCGGCCGGCTCGATGAAGTATTGGTTCAGGACGTTGTTGACGTCCTGGTCGATGACACCCGTCGTTGCCGCCAGCTGATAGACCGAAGCGTAGGAACTCTGGAATGAGTCAAACGCGTCGTTCATGATGGACGACAGGGCAGGCGACACGTCCTGGCCGCGCACCGAGATCAAGCTCGGCTTGCCGCTCGTGAGCGACGCCGCCGGCGCCGCCAGCACGGGGTACCTGGCCAGTTCGGTCGCTACGGTGTTGAAGAGGGCGGTATCTCCCTTGAGTTGACGGAGCAGCAGGGGCAGCTGGTACTGGAACTTGCCGCTGTTGAGCAAGCCGTTCTCAATTGCCTGAGCCACCTGGCTCACAGCCGCCGCCTGGAAGGCGTTGACTTCACAGGCGCTGTTGGTGCCAAGCGCGGTGTCGATCTGCAGCGCGGCCAGTTCTGCGTCCAGCATCCGGCCGTACATGTTGACGGTCAGCGAAGTCGGGACGATCTGGTTCGGGTAGAGAATCTCCAGCGACTGCGCCGTGCTGGGGTCGACGGCGGGATCGAACTCCACGCCCAATCCCTGGCTGCGCGCCAGGATCACATCCTGAAGGTACCGATTGGCATTGAGCAGCTCCTTGGCTCTGGCGATCAACTGTCCTGCCACTGACGTGTTCAGCGAATTCGTCTGTCCGGGGTTCATGAACAGACCGGGTTGCTGAACAGAATTGACTGGGATCGTCGCGGGAACGGTAGGCGGCGGGGTGTACGCGAACTTGATCGAATCGAAGGACATTAGGCGCTCGGGAGGTTGGCGGAAACGACTGAAGACCCGGTCGCGTCCTGCAGGTCGTCAGGATCCACGGCGAAGACCTGGTCGTAGCCGATCATCCTCTGGAAGGCCAGACCGACCGTTCCCAGGGATTCAGTGGTGTAGAGATTCCGCTCCACATCGAGGTTGAGAGGCGCGCGATGCACGATCAGACTCCAGGCGGCCTTGAGCAGGGTGCTGACGCTCGAGTACACCGTCATCTCCTCAAAGAAGTCCTGCAGGCCGAGGAAGCCCTGCTTCAGGAATTCCAGGATGCCGTTGTAGGCCAGCTCCTGCATGAACGGGAACTTCTCCAGCTTGTTGATGACCGACACGGCGATCGGCTTGTCGTAACTCGCTGCGGTGTCCGCGGCAATGTTGTTCTGGGTATCGCCGTTCGCCATTTAGTAGCTCCTGAATCGAGTCCGGGAAGTCTGCGGGTTGCCGTACTGCGAACCTCCCCGCGAGGCTCCCTGGAAGACTCCGGTCCGGGAGGGTACGCGTCCGTTGGAACTGGCAGCGCCGCCTCCGGTGGGGGCGGCAATGTAGCTGCCCTTGGAGAGGTACATCAGCCGGTATTTCTCCTGCAGCGATGTTCCCGTCTGGGCAGCAGTAACGCGGGAAGGAACCCCGGACGCCTGACGGCGGAGTTGCCGGTTTTGCTCAATCCGCGCGGCTGGACTCTGTTCTGGATCGTCCGCTGCCGCCGGCTGGGTATTGACCACAGTTGCCGGCAGTCCCCAGCCTGACACGTGCGCGATCTGTACCAAACGCCGGATGGATTCTTTGGTGTGCCAGAGGCCGTAGTTCAGCTCGATCCCCAGCATCGACAGCATGCAGGCGTCGAGGTCATGGTCGCCAGATTCGGAGTCGGTGATGTAGGTGTCGGCTGCGCCGCCCTTGGTCCAGGTCTTGACCCGGTAGCCGCGGAGCTGCTCTTCGAGGGTGTTGTACTCGCGCGAGATCTCGACCAGGCCGGCTTCGAAGGCCATGACCATGCCTTCAACCATGAAGGGTTTGGTGCGGCGCTTCAGAATGTCGTCCTTCGGATCGGCCAGGTACTTGGAATTGGGGTCCCGGTTGGGGACGATGGCGTTGGTTTCGAGCTTGGCGCCGAAGTCGATGACCTTGATGTACTTCAGCTTGGCGGTGTCAGGGTCGAAGGTGCCGGCGGCGACGCCGATCTCCTTGATCAACTCGTCCTGGACAAAGCCGAACCCCGCGTCCACGTACACGTAGTCGCAGTGCCACATCTTGTTGATCTCGACGATGCGGGCCATGGACTTGCGGGTCGTCGACTTGGGGTCGTCGATGGTCTCGTGATGCACCACTCTCCGCTTGCGGGTCGAAGGATCGTACTGGGTGACCACGATGCGGGTGCCGGTGCCTTTGCCGTTCCAGTCGATGCCCATCACATGGTTCTTGTCCGGGGAGTACATCGAAGACCGCATGGTGAACGGCATCATCGCCGCGTCGACGAAGGCGCTCTTGAAGAGCCCGGCCTCGGGATCGCCGAACTCGGCCAGCCACTCATGGCGATAGCGGTCCATGGTCTTGGCTTCGGCCAAGCAGGCCTCTTCATTGAGAGTTTCACTGCCCCAGTCCGGGTGATCCATGACCGGGTGGAAGAACTCCTGGTACTCGGCCAGCTTGTTGCACATCTGCCAGTACATCTCGCGCTTGCCGGTCGGCGTCGAGGAACCGTGGAAGGTGACGTTCTTGAAGCGCCGCAACAGCGGCATGATCGCCTGGTAATCCTTGTCGGCGAGAAAGTCCTGCTCCTCGAGCCGGATGCGGCGCGGGGATTGCGATCGAATGGAGTCAGCGCCCTTACCGGACTTCGATCCGGCGGTGAAGATGGTCAGGACCGAGCCATTGCCGAAGCGGATCATGGCGTACGGCTGCTGTTTCTTCTGCAAGATCTCGAACTCACGGGTCGGCGAGTTCTCGACCTGGAAGTTGATCTCATCCCACCACAACTGAGCTTGCGCGGCCGATGGACAGAGCACCAGGGTCTGGGTGTTCTTGTTGTTGCAGAGGAAGTGCATCTCCTCCACCACGCCGCTCATGGTCTTGCCCAGGCCGCGGCCCCAACGGTCGATCTTGCGTGGCGAGGTGCAGCGCAGAGCTTCTTCCTGGTAGAAACGGGGGATGAAAGAGACGATGTCGCCGTCGTCATTCTTGACGACGATGTGGCGTGAGCCCCAGAACGCGGGGTCATAGATCTCCCGGATCTCGTCGATCGACATCTCCTCGCCGTCGGCGTGCATGCGCACCTTCGCCGCCTCATAGTCAGGGGTGTCGTAGACGCCAAAGCACTTGATGACGAAGGGCTTGCCTGGATGCTTGGTGCGGTAGTGCTCCTGGCAGTTCTGGCACTGGGCGCACTGCATCCGCCGAATGATGCCAGCTTTGTCGCTGCCCTCGGCGTGTTCTTTCTGATCGCGTTTGATGGCGTTGGCGAGAAAGGACCGATCTTCCTCAGGAAGACCGGCCACAAGATCGGCCAACGGAACGAATCCAGTGCTCACAAGTTGTCCTGTATTAGCCGGTGCGGCGAACCTTCAACGTCAGGGTTCCCGTGCCAGACCATGCGGATACGGCGAAGAGAAACGAACCTCCGCCGAGCAGCTGGTTGTTCTCGGCAAAGCCGGCATAGAGGTTGCTGCTCTTGAGCGTGCTTACCCCGGGGAAGACTGCCAGCGGAGTCACGCCGTCGGCCGCCAACACCGTGATCGTGCAACCGGTGTGCAGGTCGCTGAAGGTGGCCACCAGCTCGATCGCGTTGGCATCGACAGGGATGGCTGCGGATGTCTGGTCGCCAGTGACAGCGTTGAACACGAGGAAGCCGTCGTCATACCGCGCAGGCAGGTCGCCTACGCCAAAGCCAGGAGGCATCGCCCCGAACATCGGGTGAGGGGTATTGAGCACGTTGCGCTTGAAATCCAGGTAGTCGCCCATGAGTAGGAACTCCAATTTGAAGGGTTTGGTCGAAAAGCGTTATCGGCGGTCGAAAACCGCTATGAATCCGCTCTTCGAGTCGAAGACTGTTATCGGTGCATCAGGGCAGCTTCCTGTCCCAGGTAACGACGGGAGGCGGAGGTGGCTCCGCTCATCTCGTAAAGGGCGTAGTTGCGCATCTGGCGCGCGGTGTCGGTGTCCTGGAAGCTGCCACCGAACTCGAGGTGGTGAACCTGGCGCCCGGCCGCGGTGAGAGACCGGATGCTGCGATTGATCGAATTGCCGATCATCACGTCGGGGTAGATCGAAGCCAACACGGCAAAGGCTCCAATGCCCGGGACCGAGAGACCTAGCGCGGTGGCCGCCATCGCGCCGCCGGCGGCGAGCGCGCCGCTGAGCGCGGGGAAGGTCATCAGGCCTACGGTGCGGCCCAGGGCGGTGGGCAAAACCTCGCCCCTCTGGGCATGCCCTGCTTCATACGCGATCATCGGGACGCCCGCGGCGATTCCGATACCGCTCAGCTTCATGCCTGACCAGAACGCACGCGACGGAGCCATGCGCATCGACTGCGCTGCTCCGTTGAGTCCATCCCGGGATGCCTGGTTCAGGAGCATTAGTGCCTACGCGCGTTGAGACCGAAGACCAGATATCCTGTCGCATTCATCGACTGCATCCGCTCTCGAGGTCCCGCGGTTGCCTCGTAGCTGCCGCGGCCATCGCTTACGGCGGTGTCATCAGCGGCATAAGACTGTTCGTGGGTGAAAGCGTGCGCTGCTGCAGTAACGCCGATCGCTGCGCCGGCAATCAAGGCTGCTTTGCCAACCCGAGGTGTCTTGCTCCAGCTCTTGGCCATGTTCCGGCCGCTACGCAGTGCCAGACCTGCAGCTCCGCCTGCGACCATCCCCATCGCGGCGCCCGCGGCGGGATTGTCTTTGTCCATCTGGGCCCCGACGAGCCCGCCGAGTCCCATACCGATCGCGGTAGGAACGATGGGGTGTTTCAGAAAGGTATTGGCTATCCCCGTTTCCCGGGTCGCTGCGGTAAAGGACTTGCCTCCCGCTTCGACAGCACCGGTCGCGGCCTTGTAGCCGCCCTTCCAAAGCGTTCCCTTGGCGGCGTAGACTCCAGCTCCGACTCCGGCCAGAATCAGGCCAGCGCCAACCGCATGATGAGCCGCCAGGCCTGCGCGAGTGGTGGGTGAAGCGTCCTGATGCTGACTGCTGCCGCGTGCCGCTCCAATGGCGATGCCGCCGGCGCCGGCGGCCGCGGCGGCGACGAAGATGCCCTTGGATTTCAGGAACTGCGCTGCCTTGGTGCCGGCAAAGACGGGATCGGTCATGGTTTACCCGTTCGGATTGGCACGCCAGAACGCGCGATCGGCTTCTGCCGCACCGCGGCTGCTCATCCGTTTGCCTACGGACCCCGCCGTCACAGCGGCGCTGGTGCTGCGCTGCTCCAATTCCATTGCGCCCAGACGAGCCTGCAGCATGCCGTTCTGCCACTTTCCGGAAGCCCAGCTCTTGGCTGAACTTACGCCATCGCGAAGAAGGCCGCCGTTATAGCTGGAACGGGCAGACTGGATGCCGCGGAAACCGGCGACGCCCAGTACACCCAGGGCCGCGCCCTTGGCTGCTCCGCTCATATCGCCATCGCTGGCTGCGTAACCGGCCGCGCCACCTGCCGCGGCGCCCGCGCCCGCTGCAAGAGCGAACCCGGAACTCTTCAGGTGCATGCCACTGGAAACTTGTCGGGCGATGCCTGCAGCCCTTGATGCGCCTGCCGAATTCCACATGGAGGCGGCTTTCGTCATCCCACTGTCGAGGATATTGAGTGCTCTGTTAGCTGGAATCGATACCATTATTGATCTCCTAAAAGCTATCTAGTATAGGGATCAGACCCCTCGGAGCTTGCGAGAGCCACTGGCGCGGGGACTGAAGGTCGCCGTCCCGGGGGTAAAGTTGCTGACGCCGGTCTTCATGACCTTGGTCGGGACGCGGACAAGAGGGGAGGGGCGGACCTGGGTAGAGGTCCGCAGAGGGGATGTGGTCATGGTCACCTATTTCGAGGGAACAACATTCAGCTTGCAGGGCAGTTGAGGCTGCCAGAAGTCGATACGGCTGTGGGTCTTCTGCGTCTTCTCGTCGGTCCAGACGGAGCAGACTCCAACCAGGGCTTCGCCAACGCTCTCTTTGTGGTCCCATTCCGAGGGAGCCGAGTCGTTGTAGAGATGGGTGTGGACGGTGCCAAACTCGAGCCCCAGGTTCTTGGCCTCGTTCTTCAGCGCCTGGTACTCGACGTCGTCGGAGTCGACGATCTCGGGACCCTGCTTGAGCAGCTTGAGCTTGATGAACTTGACGACGTGGAACTCACCAACGCCCCGGCGGACGAAGATAGCCTCCATATACTCTTTGTCCTTATGGAACGCAGCAACAGCGCGCCTTTTGAAGGTGCGCTGTTGGGTTGCGTCCACGAAGATATTCATGGCCTGCATCAGATTGTCTTTCTGCTAACGGGAAGGCTGGCCGGGCGGGATGTGGAAGTACGAATCGAGGATGTCGAAGACCTTGGTGACGTCGGCCTTTCCGTTCGTACAGAGTTTCTCAGCAATCTCCCATGCAGCGCGGTGGAAGAGTGGTACCTGGGAGGGGGAGATGTCTTCGACGATCTGACCCTCGATGACGCGGAACGAGTTCATGGGACGGCTCCTACGCAGCGAGCTGCGCTTCTTCTTCCGGCTCGGGCCGGAAGTAGAACTTCCCGCCGACAACTGCCATGCGTGACGTGAACATGATGTGTTCGGGCAGCGCCTGGCGGCTCCAGGTGTCGACGTGAACGAGGGCAAACGACTGCTGATAGTTGGTCTTGCCGGGGACGTACTCCGCATCTACCTTGGCCATCGCGCCGGTGGTGAGCGCCCAGATGGGGCCCATCACTTCATTGACCGTCGAACTGAGCTTGGGCTTGTGGGTGTGGCCTCCGACTGAGCACATGGCGAACCCTTCGTCGCCGAAGTGGTTCACGATCACGGTCTCGTAATACTTCTTGTAGTTGCGCTTGACCTCTTCGTGCATCTCCTTGGCGTTGTACGCCGCGAAGTCGCTCTTGCAGATCAGGTTGATCCTGAAGTCGTCCAGCCCGAGCAGCTGCGAGAAGGTGACGCCCATCAGGTCGACGAGGACCTTCATGGCGGGAGAGCGATCGGCGAGCAGCTTCAGAATGCGCTGTTCGTGGTTACCGATGATGAAATCGATCTGCGTATTCGGGCAGATCCTGCGCAAGGGCTTGAAGAACTGCTCGCGCACGAAGTCGTAACGTGCCCGGATGTTCACCTGCCGCGGATCCTGGTCGAAGCGGGAGAACTCGTACTCGTCGTACATGTCGCCATTGAGGACGATCACATCCGGCTGCACGCGCTTGGCGGTGTCCAGGAAGACAGACAGGACGAACGGGTCGGCCTCGACATCATGCAGATCGCTGCCGATCAGCATGGTCTTGATGCGGCCATCGGTCTGCTTGAGTTCGTACTTGCCGACCCAGGGCTTCACTTCTTCGAGGAAGAACTGGCGATAGACGTCGAGGGCGGCGTGGCGGGCGGTCTTCTTCTCCAGGTGATGCTGGCCGCGGGAGAGCTGCAGGCCAGCGCGCCGCTTGAACTCCTCGAACGTGCCGAAATGACAGTTCCAGGTACTGTCGCTGTACTTGCCGTGCACGCGGTAGTAGTTGCGTGAGATGAACGAGTCGGAGTGGTTTTCCTGGACCAAGCGGAGATCGGCGATGCAATCTTCAGGCGTCGCGCTCCAGTCGGCCTTCTTCGAACGCTCGGACAGGATGGCGCGGGCATGGAGGCTCTTGACCGGAGCGGCCTTGGCCTTCTTGTCCGCGGCACGCTTGGTGGCAGCCTTGCGGGCGGCACTCTTGACGCCCTTCTTGCCTCCGGTGTGCTCTTTGATCCGCCGGTCAACAGTGTCGCGCGATACGCTGAACTTGATGGCGATCTGGTTGAAATCCTGCCCTGCAGCCACTTCCGCTGCAATCTGCTCGTAGGTGACGCCTGCTCTTGGCCTGCCGCGTTCGCGCTTCGACATTGCTACCTCGTAAGAGAACTAAGCCGGGAGAGTGAACCCTCCCGGCCCGTATTCGGAGCAACCTTCTCTCCGTGTGGGGTATCGCTAAACTTGTGGTGAAACCGTTCCCTTGCGCAGCAGGTCCGCTCGTGCGGACTGTTTGCTGCTCAGGTCCTTCCCGGTTCCCTTGTTCTCCGCCTTCGCCTTCTTCCAGCGTTGTTCCGGAGTGAGCATCCAATCCTTCAAGATCATCCTGCGCTGCGTCTGCAGCTGTACCAAAAGCTCGACGTTCGGATGGATGACTTTCTCCCACGAGATAGGCAACAGGGTCTCGGGGTGCACATCCTTCGGGTTGGTAACGGTGAGCCGGGCCTGCTCGCCCTTGTCGACGATGTGCAGGCAGCGCTGCTCCTGCAGGTCGAGCCAGCAGAGATCAGAGATGGCGACGCGGTTGGACTCGTTGAGGGTATCGGGCTCGGTTTCCATCTCCCGGCACCAGGCCCCGAAGCGCTCTTCGACGATCTTGCGTTCGATCGGGCAGAGTCGATCCGCGGGCGCCTTGCGGGCGCGCAGGAGGGGGCACTTGGACGAGTAGGGACACTTGTCCTCGTCCGCCACGTTGTCCTGGTTGCCGGGACACACGAGGACGGCGCCGGCGGCGGGGCCGAGGATGATGAGGGCAGATTGGTAGGTTTCCAGCTCCTGTTGCTCTTCCGTGGTCAGCCCCAGGTCCTCATCACGAGCCATGAGGCTGTTGATGTTCACTTTGGGGGCGGGAAGTGCCGGTGTGCAGGAGGGAGAAAGGTCTTCGGGTGAGGGGATCAACCCTGGTGTGCTCATACGACCCTTCCTAGTATAGGATTTTGCGGCTCACTGGCCGAACAGCTTCTTTGTCAGCAGGATGGCCAGAACTGAGCCGAAAGACCCGCCCAGGACGTAACCCAGGCGGCCCATGGCAGATTTGTTCTCGCTGACCTGCTTGATGATGGTGTAGTTGGCGGCGGCGAAGATCAGGTCGGTGAAGAAGGTCCACGCCATCCGGCCCTGCGCCAGGGCGCGGGCGTTGACACTGTAGATGAAGTAGCTCAGGAACTGGCAGCCCATCAGCAGGAAGAAGTCGCGGGTGTCGGCCTTACTTGGCCGCTTCCAGACGTTCCACATAGCGAACATCAACCCCGCTCTCCCGGAACATCTGGACGGCTACCTTGAAATCCGGGCCGTACTTGGGGTGATCGAAGCCGGGCATGTAGGCAACTACCTGGGAGATGCCGGACTGGATGATGGCCCGGGCACAGTCAGCGCAGGGGAACCAGGGCACATAGATGGCAGAGCCCTGCAAGGCCGGTCCACCGCGGCGGGCAACACCGTAGATGGCGTTGCGCTCGGCGTGCTCGGTCCAGAGGTACTTGGCGGGCTTGTCGTGGCGGGCCTCGATAGGGGCCAGTATCCTGGCACGAGACTCCGGATTGATGATTCCCGAGACCATGTACTCCCTCATCTGCAGATGAGGTTCCAGGTCCTCACCGTTCACGTAGCAGCCGCGGGGAAAGGTGTTGCAGCCGCTTGCCAGGATGGCGTTTTCCTTCACGATGACGCAGCCCACCTTGGTGGAACGGTCGTCCGACATAGTCGCGGCCAGCATGGCCGTCTGCATGAAGTGGCTCTCCCAGCGGTCCATCTTCTTGACCAGTGGCACAATCTTGGTGGCGCTCATGATTACCTTTCGATCCAGGCAAAGACAGACTTGGGAATTCCTTCGCGCCGGCCGTAATCGCCAGCGCAGTTGAAGGAGACGTACTTGGTGTTGCGGGACTCCTCAAAGGTCAGGCGCTCGCCATTGCGAGGACCACCGACACATAGGAACCTGCCGGTGACCCGCTTCAACAGCTTCGAGCTGTCGAGAACCCACTCACCGTTGACCCGTTTCTCCTGGATGTCGCGGTAGCGGTGGACGATCTTGTCGGCGAACCATTCATCGCCTTCGAAGACCTCGATCCGCCGCCAATCGCGCATGGTGTGAACGATCTCGCGATGGCCTACTTCTGGCATGCCACACTCTTCAGCGGCTGCAGGTTGCGGGTGTGCCGGTCAAGCAACGCCATCATGGCGCGATACTGACGCGACGTTGTCTGCTGCAACGCGGTGGGTTTGCGGCTCGACCAGGGCTGCCCGAGGACTGCCGGGCCAAGATGCACGCCGGTCCAGGCCATGCCTTTCGTGCCATCCTCGTAGCTGACTTCAACTTGGCCGTCCGATGTGACGAGGCCCTTGCGGCCACGGGAACAGATGGCGATCGTACCCTTGCTAATTACTTGACTCATTCGTGCCTCCAGAGCCAGAGTGCTATGCGACAGGGGTGATACCAAAGGCCCGCTTGGCGCTGATCACAATTGCCGGCGCCGGGTTGATGATGGGCCGTTGTTTGCGCAGCTCATCGAGGGACTCGTAGAAGCCGAAGCCACAGGTGTAGAGGTAGCAGGCGACCAGGGTAGGGGAGCGGCTCGCACCCGCATGACAGTGGACCAGGACCTTACCGCCGCCCCGCAGGGCCTGGTGGATCCAGTCGACCGCGCCGTAGAGCTTCTGGGTGTGCCACTCGTGACCGTCCAGCTGGTCCATCTGGATGATGTTGAACTTGGCACGAGGCAGATCCAGCTTCTCGCTGGTGCAGTTGCAGATGTGGGTGATGCCGAGCGGGTTCTGGCCGCGCAGGTTAAGAGCGTCCTGAAAGCCGCCGAGATAGAGGCGATCGAGGATCTTGGTGAGTGGGAAGTTGGAGCGATAGCCGAGGTTCGTATCTTGGGACACGGGTTTTCCTTAGGGGTTGGGAGCGGGAGGTCAGCGCTGGTGCGCTATTCCTCCCGCCCGGTACTTGAAAGGCAGGTACAAATAACAGGGGGAAAGACAAAGGGGAAATTGGGGAGAGATGCCTCTCAGAACGTCCGGGAGGAGCCCAACCCTTAGATCGGAAAGACCCGGTGCTCGCCGACATCACACAGCGCGGGACCCACGTGCGCAACGCAGCGGTTGGTGCGCATCAGCTGGTCACTACCGAAGCGAACTTCCCATTCCGACTCGAACAGGCACTGCACACCCTGGTTGTCGGTGTACTCGCACTGGGGAACGGTGGTGCGCTCCCAGCAGCCCTCGCCGTTCTTGAAGCAGAGGGCGATGTACTTGCCGGCGGCGCGCCGCAGGCGGTACTCAGGAGCTTCGGTGTCGTGACAGTGGTTGCAGAACAAGGGCACATCCGGCGTGACCAGGACGATGCGGGTCTCGCCTTCAGGCACGCGGATGGCAAACTGCTCGCGGGAGGGGTCGAGGATACGGTCGGTCGACACTAGTACACCTCCGCCATGGCCAGGTGCTTCAAGCCGGTCAAACAGAAATCCGTCAGGACGGGAATGTTCTCCGGATCGAGGACCCGGGCGCGCACGCGGTCGATGATGACCTGGCCGTCGAGGGTGCCCAGAATGGTGACCTCATCGTTGACGATGCGCATCTCTTCGGGGTCATGCTCTTCGCCACAGTTCGGACAGATGCCTTCTTCGGCAGGGAGCAGGTCGGAGGGCAGTTTCGCCGTGAAGCTCACCAGCCAGGTGTGGTTGCGCGGTTCGGACTTGGTGTCCTCGTCGAGCAGCCGGGAAAGATCGTTTGGGGTGGTCAAGATAGTTCTCCTCTGGAGCCGGTGACCGGCCACATGACTGAGCATGCGGGATGGTCTGGATCTACCAAAGGATCGAGCGGGAGGACCCCGCTCTTTAGAGGTACTTAATAAAAGCAGTACATCACGTAGAGATGTACTGACTGATTAAGAGGTACTCAATAGTTAAGACTTACTTAAAGTCTTTAAGCACTACTCAATGTAAGAAGGTAGAAAGAGCATGACACCCTACCGGACACCCGTCAAAGACTCACGGCACAACTAAGTCAGAATAGGCATGAATCTAAGAGGTTCCACGTACTCGGGTCAATCATTGAGAACCCACTGACAGTCAGTAGGCACTCGAACCTCCTAACCCCGTTGCGCGGCCCCCTTCCCTCCGCCAACTAGTCGATGTCGAGGATGTCGAAGCCGGAGATGAACTCACCCGGAGGGCGCCACTCGTGGTCCGGGGGCAACGGGTCATAGATCAGCCCATCCCACACCAGCAGCCAGTGGCCAGGGCGGCGCACCTTGCGGCCGTTGACCCGGTAGTTGATGTTGACGATGCCGAACTGGGGTGCGCCCGCGTTGTGGCGCAGCGTGCGCGTCTTGCCGGTACGAATGCCGAGCTTGGCAAGCCCGCGCTTGAGGTCGGCGCCCCAGGTGCCTGCCGGCATGCCCACGGCGGCGATCGCGGCCTCCCTGGACACGCCGGCGGCCATTGCGACGCAGGTCTGCCCACAGGTCTTCTCGTAGGCGCCTTGATAAAGCGGTGTGATGTCTCTTGGCATAGTAGAAAGGCCCTGCCAGAGCGACAGGGCCTTGAGTGTGCGGGAAGAGTGTTACAGCTGCCGGGCCGCCCACTCCTCGGGGGTGTACTTCGTCATGGCCGGGCCGTCGTAGTAGGCCTTGCCCTCGGCGAGGCAGATCGAATTGCACTCGTCGGTGAAACGAACGAGCACGTCGGCGTGCGGTCCAACTGCGTGCAACACCGTGCCATCTTCGAAGCGGATGAGATACTCAGCGACCTTGCGGATGACTGGAGCCGGTGCTCCGTAGCCATCGACCTTCTTTCCGACCTGCTGACGCAACTGCATTGCCTTGCGGGCAATGCTGGACGGATCAGGGTGAGGCTGAGCGGCTGCCAGTGGGATCGGAGCGGGACGGGGCTTGACCAGGGACTTCACGGTGATCGGGACCACCGGCGCCAGGACGGCCTTACCCTGCCGCTTGGTCGGTGCTGTGACTGGTGCGCCCTGCTTGGCCAGCTTCTGAGCTGCTGGGGACTTCTTCTGTGCGGCTTTGGGTGCCATTCTTACGCTCCTTGCTGGCGCGGAACTCCGCATCCAGCTGTGTGGTGTCAAAGAGATCGATGTGGTTGACGGAAACGACGGTCGCCATGGGTCCCTCCAACGGAAAAGTTACGATTCACTCCGCAATAATCCCCTGTAGGGACAGGCCTACCAAAGAGGGACCTGGAATGAAGGACTCCGTGTCCTTGCGGCCTCTCCAGCGCTCCTGGTCCGTCGGGAGAACGCAGGCATCGATGCGGAGACTCGGGGCTACCCGCAACTCGATGGGCTCGAACTTGCAGCAGTGCATCGCCATGGGAAAAGCCATCAGCACGCCGTTCTTCACCTCGTACTGGACATGCTGCTCGCCTGGGCCGATGCAGCAACAGTCGGCGAAGGCCTGCTCATGCTTGGGACACCAGGCCTCACCTGTGACGTCGTCGATCGGGAGATCCTTGGGATCGGTAACCTGCTCCCAGCCAGCCAGGGCGGAGAGGTGGGCCTCGTGATCTTCCTTGGTGACCCAGCCGTGCATCTGGTTGAGCGACTGCTCCCGGTTCTCCCAGCGCAGCCAGTCGTTGAGCTGGATGGGCTGGAGACGCGCGGCAGTGCGGCCCAGGGCAGCGACCAGCATGCGCATCTCGTAGTTGCGGGCTACATCAGAACGAAGGTCCTTGCGCGGCCGGGCGTGGACGGTGATGTGGACCCCGTTGCCCTTCAGTTCCGCCAGGCCCCAGTCCGCCGGCAGCTCCTCCGGCTTGATCAGCCCCGCCGGCACGAAGTAGTAGCGTTCGGCGCCGAGTGCGATGTTCAGGTTCTGGCGGAAGGGCTTGTCGGCGTCGGCTTTGAAGTCGGCGCGGCTGGTCTTGCACTCGACCAGGACGGAGCGTCCATTGAACTTCCAGCCGATGACGTCAGGGATCTCGCCAGAGTGAGTGGTCATCTCCGTGAGCACGGCCTTGCAGCCGTAGGTACCCCACAGCCAGCGGGCGGCCCGGGCTACCAGATCGGCGTGGGTCCATTCCTTCACAGGAGGACCCAGACGTTTTGCACCGCGCCACAGCAGCGGCAAGTCTCGATGTAAGGACCGGCCGGGACCCAGCGATGCAGTCCGAAGAAGCAGAGAATTCGATTGAGCATCATGCGGCCTTCCGAAAAGCTTCTACAGCCGGCGTCTTGATGGCGCGGCGGATCTCCGACAGCTTGTTCATCCAGCCGCGGTCGTCAGTCTTGGTGCCGGTGATCACGATCAGATGACCGTTCAACCGGTAGGCCTGGTGTTTGTTATGGCGCTCCTCGACTCCGGATTCCTTGAGGAGACGCATGACTTCTTTCTTGGCGTCCATGCACCCAGGATGGGCGCCGCGGCCGGACTACCAAAGCCTGGGCACAAAAAGAGGGGCACGGCTTCTTAGGGCCGTACCCCAAATCGCGTTTCACCGCTTTGGTTAGATTGAGTATCTGATCAGCGCCGCCCTGGCGCGATCAGGCGAACCACTTAGAGAAGGTTCGCTTCAGAGCTTCGAGCATCCGATGATAGCGAGCGAACCGCCGAGGTCGCGGATCGGGGCCATCAGCCGGGTGTCGTTGAACTTCATCAGCAGCGTGCCAACCCTCTCCACCGTCCCGATAAAGGATGATTTCGCTTCCGCTTCCGTGTTCGCTGGAACTACCATTGTGTCCGGGAAGCAGAGGGCGCTCGGGCCCTTGCCGAAGGTCACCGTGTACTGAATCTGATACAACTTCATTGGTCATCTCCACAGTCAGGATCTGGATCAGGTGAAGGAGGTGGCCACCCTGACTGGGGTCGACCTCCGCGCCGCATTGGCAGCGCTTTACCCACCGGCCACACTCCATGAACATCTCACAGTGGTGCGGGCCGAACAGATAACGAGCCTGGTCAAGCGTACTCGTCCACCCGCGCCGCTCACAGAGCGCGCTGAGCGTGTTGACCAGCTGCTGGTTCCGGTTGGGTGGCTCGGAGAGAGGCGGGCGCATTAGGAGTCGCTGGAGATCGAGTTGATCTGCACGGGATCCGAATCCATGTACTCGAGGCCTTCGGTGCTCACGATGGTCTCGAACTTGAGGCCCTTGGCGACGGCTACTGCGTCTTCCCAGGAATCCGCCTCGATGTGGACTCCGAGGTCCGCTTTGACGGTGGTGTAGACGATGAACTTCTGCTTGACGACGGCGCCAGGCTTCTTGCGATTGATTGCCATGTGTTTCCTTCCAGTTTGGTTCATAAACAGGGCACTAAGCCCTTTAGTGCGTCATAAGGAGGGCATTACCCCTCCTTCCCATCGTTGTCTTCAACGATGACGCCGACGATGTGAGACTCGTCGGAAAGAGCGAGGCACATGACCCCGTCGTACTCAACCTCGATCTTGACCTTGGCTTCAAGGACGTAGACGCGATCGCCAGGGACAACCTGGGGTGGGAGAACCTGCCCGCCGGCGGTCACCAGACCGCGGCCGACGGCCATGACGGTTCCGGTGCGCTTGGGCACGTTGAACTGCTCGAACGTGCCACCCGGCGTGAGGATGGAGCCGATCTGCTTCTCCGAGGGATCGAGTTTGATGATGGTGTACTGACTGAGAGGGCGAATCTTCATTTGAACTGCTCCTGGGTGGATCTGAGGGTGAGGGCTTTAGTCTTCCGAGATGATGAAGATGATGCGGGGCTGGTTGGGCAGCAGGGGTTCGCACTGAACGAGTGTGGCGAAGCCATTGGGGAAGTCGACACCGGCCGCAGGAGTGATGTTTCCCGTGGTGACGAATGGTGTTCCGCGGAGGCCACCGCACCCTGCGTGGGATACGCCCAGGACTGCTTCAAGCTCCGGCTCCGGCTCTTCGTCGAGACGGTCGAAGAACTTGTTCACCGAATCGGCGCCTTCAGCGAGGTGCTTGTCCAGCGCGCCTTCGCCGCCATGGAACTCGGTGCTGAGGTTGACCTTCACGTAGCTGCCGTCGTCTTCCTTCATGGATGCTTCAATTGCGATACTCCACATGGTGCTGTCCTTTCAGAATCTGTTGCCAATCGTTGCTACCCGTTGTAGGAACGCTTCGACGCGTTCTTTGTTGAGCCCTGGAAGACCGGCAGCGACTTCTCGCATACTTTCCAGAAACTCCGTCTTTGCATCCTTCTTGGCGTCTTCCATGCCGTAGAGCGTGATCTGGAGGGTAGTGACATCTGCCGGCAGGTTGATGGTGAGCGACTTGCCGTCGATCAGGCGGCGGATGTCGGCGGCGGAGACCTTGATGCCGGCTGTGCGCATCAGTCTGCGACCGGCGCCGTGACCTGGTTGAGTGTCAACTCATAGAACTCGCCGACGCGGTAGTCGTTGATGATCGTTTCCTGGCCTACCAGCACGATCCGGCTGCAGCCCTTGCTGTTGGCGCTCTCGAGGGTTACGGTGCCTACGCGACCGACCTTCTTGTCGCGGATCTTGGTCTCGGTGACTGCAAACTGAATGGCTTCTTTCTCTGGCATTGCTCTCATCTCCTCGCCCGGTTTGGGCTGATGTGCTGAGTATGGAAGAGGGCAGGGGACTACCAAAGCCCCAACAGGAAAAGCCACCCGAAGGTGGCTTCCTGAGCCCGGTAACCCGGGTGGTTGTGCCTCGAAGTCGCTTTGCGGCGAACCGTTCGAGATGCAATGTCGTTACTTCTGTTCCGTAGCGCCTTCCTGCGCGTCCGTCTGGGTGCCTACGCCGAAGCCAGTTCCCTCGGTGATCTTGCCTGCATCACCGGTTTCGCCTGGTGTCTCCTTGGTCTGGGTCTCGATCGGATCTTCTGTCTTCTCCTGCGCGCCCGCGGCGGCTTCAGCTGCAGCAGCTGCCTTCTTCTCCTTGGCAGTGGGGGCCTTCACGGCCGGTTTCACGACGGGAGCCGAGCTGGCCTCGGTCACTGTGGCGATCGGCAGATCGACGATGGTGTTGACGCGCACCGTGCGGATCGAACCCGGCTTCTGCAGGTCGGCCGTGCGATACAGGGTGTGCACGCCGTCGATCACCTTCGAGGACAGGCCGGACTGGGTGTAGAACGCGAGCACGATCTTCTGCGCATCTTCCTGGTCGGTGGCCAACGCGGCGACCTCGATGTCGTTGGCGTCGGACTTGTCGGAGTTCAACATGCCGTCGGTGATGGTGATGTTCAGCAAGTAGTGATTGAGGGTCATAAGTCTCCTGGTATTTGTGATGTTTCTGATTTGGAAATCAGAAACTGGTTAGGTGGCGCAGTTTTACCACTTGATGTTGAATGCCGCGGCCGAGCGGAACGCATCAACCTGAGCGGCGTCATAGAGAACGACGTGGCCACTGTGGTGGCTGGTGTTGAGGCCCCAGTCATAGACACACTTCGCGCGCTCCGTCTGAAAGGGGCATCCGTGAGGCATGGCCAGAACAGCATCCTTGGGGATCGAGTTGGATGTCTCCAGGTAAAAGAACATGTGAGCCAGGTCATCCTCGTCGAATGCAGCGTTTTTGTCTTTCCCCGATTTTGCAATCAGGACGGGCATGACCTTGTTCCGATTGAGCAGATCGATCTCGTAATCGTAGTGGTTGTCGAAGACACGCATGGCATCCTCGGCGATCTTCAAATAGTCCACGGTTAGGGAACTCCTTCTAGTACGTGACTGCTGAAACCAAAACTGCAGAGGCCATCCAGTAGATGGCGTGGCGCCAGTCCGCCTGGAGGGCGTACCGGCAGGATGCTGCCACCGACAGCGCCACCATGACGGTGGGCAGGAACTTCGGACTGCGGATGAGATCAGAGAAGGTCATCAGCACCCCGTCAGGCAAGCACTCGGTTCAAAGAGACGAAGCCAGCCTGCCCGAAGGCGCTGCCACAGGGTTGCCGGCATCGTCTTCTCGTAGACCTGGATCATCAGTCCGTCTGTACCCAGGGAGGTGATGTCGAAGAGCAGACGATGGGTTTCAACGAAGATTTCATCGGAGATCGCCACGTACTTGCCGTCGATCTGCATGACCGGACTGCTGACGATGACGCCATCGGCGTGGTACACGCCGAACTTGCCCGGTGCGTAGGTGTCCCGCAGTTTGAACTTCGCCGTGCTGGTGCTGATGGGATCGTGCTTGATTGCCTTGCTCATAACTCGAGTGTCAGGGAGGGCGCCCGACTACCAAAGGCCCACACGCGAGGCCTTTTCTGTTTGCATCCTGGACAGCTTTTGAGCGATGGCTGGCATGCGGCGATTACGTGGGGTATTCACCGCACGCTGAGTGGGAAAGGTCCCTTGAGCCATCACGAGGGGCGGACAGGTTTGGGGATAGAGACACCAGGTAATCAGTGGTACTGAGTGACCCTCGACTTAGGTTCGAGCCCACCCGGTCCTAATCAATAACCCCAACCCGTACAAAGGAGAACCACCATGGCAGTTTCCATCAAGGCAGCAACCGCGACCGTCAACTCAACTTCCAAGAAGTCCACCAAGGCAACCAAAGAGAACACCGTGACCATGACAGCAGAGCAGCTCCAGACCATCATCGCAGCAGCAATCGCCCAGGCAACCACCCAGGTTGCCGCAACCACAGTAGCAGTCGTGGCACCCATCGCCACCAAGCAGACCCTGGACCAGGCCATCAGCGGCAGCGTCAGCAACCAGTACTCTGCGTTGATACCACTGCTT